GGTAGAAGATGTTGTTCACGCCGTTGTTCAGGCTTCCGACCACTTCGCGCCCCGGCAGAAAGCGAGTTGCAGAGCCGCCCACGATTGAGCCGTAGCACATTCCACCGCAGACGATGGCGTAGCAGATATTCCTGCCCACGAATCCGAGCGGTTGCGAGTAGTGGATTTGCATATTGCGGAGCATTTCTTCGTCACTTCTTTTCACGGGCACGAGAGACAACGACGCAGAACCATTCGATGGAGAGAACGGCGCGATTGCGTCTCTCTCGAATCCAAACGTCATGGTCGCGCCGTCTCTCATCTCAGTCGTTCGGCGAATTTGGATGCGTTCGTTCAAGATCTTCTGCTGCGGTTTTCAGGCACGTTGCTGCCCATGCGCGAGCATCCATCTCGCGACCGTGCTGCTGGAGTTCTTCCCAGACGGCCTTATCGCGGAGCCAACGGGCAATTTCGAGCACATCTGGTTTTGTTGGAAGCTCTGGGTGTCCGACGCGGTTAAATTCACGCCTGACATGATGCGGATGCTTTAGCTTCCACCATGCCATGTAACAGTCTGGACATGGTTCGCGGTCAATGGAGCAGTCGGAGCACTTGTGTCCCGGAGGTGCGCTTGCGTGCATCGCTGGATGCAGTTTCTCAGGGATGTCGCTCATTTCGGTTGCGGTTGTTTGATTCGCCGAACCAAGCGCTGCACCGAACCGCCAATTGCGTCTCGGTTGGGCCTTGGAGTTTTCTCTTTCATACGTCAGAGGTTGGCGGTCGGTGAGCTTGATCGGTCGCACTTGAGAAATGGACGTTCGCCACAGAACCCGGCGCTGCACGCAATGAGTGCCGCGCGAGCGGTTCGGGCAATTCGGTTGTCAGTGAGGCGGCACTCATGCGTGAGCTTGGTCGTTCTCCATCTCACCCCGTGCAATAGCCGGAGTCGCAGCCGCCATCAGGTTTTTCGTATTCATCGTTTTTCTTTGGTTTCACCGTTTTTGCCCATTCGATTACCGCACGGATACCTTCGGGGTTGCCGCGCTTCGCCTTCGGATGGAACATGAATTTGACCTTGCCGGGATATTTCGCCGCCAGTCGCGCCTCGATTTTCTCCACATCGGACACGTCATCTTCAGACCACGTTTTCAGGTCGGCGGAGTTTGCATTGATGCAGCGGCACTCCCGCGAGCGGTGCGGCAGTGGTTGCCATCCGGCGCGGCGGATTAGCTCGTTGCGCTCTTGCTCAGTCACCAGCACCAGCGGACTCCACATTGAGCGGCCTTCGTCTATCCCGTTCTCGACGTATTCAGGCCAGCTTGCGCGGCGGTCGCTTTCTTCACGGCGCACACCGCAGACCATTTCCGCTTTGCCTTCCGGGTCGTGCAGTCGCAGCCAGTTCAGAGTCGGGATTATTTTGAGTTCTTCCGTGCAGAATTTCCGCATTTGGTCAGGCCAGCCACCGTGCTGCATTATCATTTCTTCCATGCCGAGGCAGTCAGTGTTTGATGTCAGGAAGCCCATTGACCGGACGAGCTTTTCACCGTTCGCCACGCGAGCAGGCCACCACTTCGTTGCCCATCCGGTGTTGTTGTAGAGCACGACCACTTTGCCGAGCGGATGCTTTTGGTTGTATTCGTGCATCCATTGCAGCAGCGCGATTGAGTCGTTGCCGTAGGAGCATTTCACCACGTAGTCAGGTTTGAGCGCGTCCCCGAAGTCGAAAGAAGTGGGGACACATTTCTTTGCGATTTCTTGAATTTGACGATGGAGAACCAATCCTTGCAGCGAATCCGCGCCATCTTTCTCCGTTTCGATTGTCGTTGGTGTCATAAAGTTTTCGGTGTCGCACAGCGTCACGCCCGGCGCGGATCGCTGAAGTCTGCGTTAGGAATCTTGGTCATCCCAGTCATCCTGGTAGTCGTAGTGCCGTTGCGCGAACCGAGCATCGGCCAGTGCCTTGATTGCTGCCTTCTCTTCCGGCGTGCGTTCAGCCTCCGGCGTTCTCTCCGCGTTTTCCGCCGCGTAGCGCATGGAGTCCCACGAGCTTTCCTCGGCTTGGTGTGCGGCCTTGGCGACCTTGTATTGCGCGACGGCCTTGTCTGCCAGACGCGCCGCGTTCTTTCTCAGGTTGTCCACCTGTTGAAACCATTCGGGAGAGTCTGGCGGGCAGTCCACATTGGCCGCGAGATTCACCTCGAAGTGACAGTAGTCGTGTGAGCGCATCACTTTCACGGATGCGATGTTGATTGTCAGTTTTGCCATAATCGGATTCCTAACCCGGCGCTGGAGAGAACGCCGGGATTGCGTTTCAGTGTTGTTCGACGCCGCTCTCCCCGGCGTCTCTCAGCTTTGCGTTCTGTCGCTTTTCCACGTGCTCACGATTTCCAGTCGCGGCACCAGACCTTCCCGCACACGTAGCAGCCGACCAGTTCAAGACTGTCATGCGGTCCCATTGGTTTCCCGAAGCTATACCACTGCGTCTGTTTGGGCAGCGGCACATGAAAAGTATGGGAGTGCGGACAGGCCCAAGGACGCGCAATGATTTTCACTTTGGCGACGAAGCGACAGAACAAGCTCACTCGAGCCAACCGGGACGCGCCTGGTGGTTTGCCGTTGGGTTGGGGTATGCTCATGGTTTGCTCGCCGGTGGCTCAGTTCGGTCGTTCGGCGGCTGTCAGTCTTCACATCGGGCTGCAATTCTCATGGCCTGCCGAAGCCTCGGCTTGGGGATGTATCCGGCCACAGCCAGCAGTTCGAGTGCACGACTTCGGATTCTCCTTCGGCGAGCCGCATTTGCCGCCGAACCACGCGCTGCAGGCAACGGCTTGCCTTCGTTTTGATTCTGTTCGTCCGGCTTCATATCGTCAGAGGTTTGCCCGCCGCGCCTGAGCTTGGTCGTTAGCTGCTTCTTGGTCTTTCCACGACGGTTTGCTCGTGAATCTCACTTTGCTTTGCTTTCACAAGCTCTATTTGTTCTTCGCTGTATTGGATGTTCACAAATTATCTTCCTCCACAGTTACAATGCCCATGCGCTCGGCGATGGCCTTCGTCAGCATCAAATCGTTCCTGAGATATTCAAGAGCCTTTTCGCGGTCAGTCTCACAAAGTTTTGCAAAGTCTTTGCCGTTCCCGGTTTTCTGGCCCACTCCGAAATGTTTCGCGATGGAGTCCAGTGAACCGTGCGCTTGTCTATCGCCACATTGCCACACGTCGCGCAAGTCCACAAAGTCATCAGACCAGTATCGGCCTTTCCGAACGTGTTGCGGGTTCAGGCCATGCTTCCAAGCGCGAGCCAGTAAAAACCGAAGATCAAACTGGCAGACATTAAACCCAATCATTCGCCGGCCAGGTATGACGCACCGACCCCAAAATTCACTAAGCAAAAGCGCCTCGCTTGGATTGTCCAACACCGTGAACTTGTCACCCAGGAGCAGCCCGATGCACAACACACGACCTGTCAATGGATCGAGCGCGGCATCTTCCAGCCATGCCTTGCGCTTTTCTTCAATAGCAGCTTTGATCTTCGCTTCATCGCGGTAATTCGCCGGCGCTTCAAACTCCGGCATGATGGCTTGGAGTTCGGATTCTGACAGGGCGGCGGTTTCGATGTCGAAATAGAGGCTCATGGTTTGGCCATGTGATAAGCGCACGGCACGGTTTGCGATGCTGGATTGTGATCCACCTCGCGCTCTCATGCTGGTGGCTCGGTTGATTCCACGTTGTATTCGGCTTGCGGCATCGCTCGTTGAGCTTTGTAGAACTCGAAGGCCCGATTTGCGTAGGCCACGAGCGCATCATAAACCGCAGGCTCCAAGCAAATCGTATTCGTTGCTCCATAGCCGTTCTCGGTCGTGAGCTTGAACATGCCGTGCTCAACCTCGACGTAAACGCTGTCGCCTAAATATTCTTTGGTCATTTTGATTCGCTTTCATCTTGGCTAGATACATCACACGACATTCCGATGGTACGACCAAATAGAACGTTGCTCGGAGAGTTCGTTGGGCTATGTCCTCGCCTCGTTTTGAAGTTCGTTTGCGGCATGATTGTTCATCACACGACGGACGACCTACCCAGATTACTTTATCATTACTATCTAAAATGATTCCAACCCATTTTGAATCTGTACGGCGAAAATCTCGTTTTCCAAAGATTCTACCGCAAACTAAGCAAGACGCTTTCCGATTTATTTCACTCCTTTTTTGTACCCATGTATATCGCTTTGATCCGCAATGCGGGCATTGGGTTAAACGCTTTCTTTTCAACAGACGATTATTATTTAAGTGAGAGCATACTGGACAACTATGTGTTCCTGGCTCTTTCCAGCAAATGCAACTAGCGTCTTTCACGGTTTTCTGTCGGACATTGCGCCTCTAAAAACGGGCAAAGCTCCATGCGACAGCGGATGTCTTGCTCGTTTCTGAACTCGCGTATTTTGCAAGCGTGCATCGTGTTCGGATAGAAAAGATGCGGGCAACTCCGCTTCAGAACTTTTCAGTTCTTCGCATTCGTATGTTTCTACTTTCATTTTGTCCTTTCAGTCCTTCAATTTCTCTAACGCTAAAAGTTCATTGCCTCGCTCTCCTTCCCGGTAGCTGACGCGGACCATCTCGCCCTTGAGCTTCTTAGCCAGTTCGCCCGTGGTCCGGTCAAAGGTATTGGCCCAGAAATCCTGCCCAACGCGAACGCCGTAAAGCGTCCACTTGCCCTTCTTTGATGTTCCTGACTTTTCGGACACCTGCTCCAGCGTCCCGACAATTTCTGGCTCTGACTCAAGGCTTGCATCAGGATGGCCTAATTCCTCTCCACGATTCGATTCTAGCGACTTTTGGTCTCCGCTCGGATGGCGGGAAACGTCTATTCCTTGAGTTTTACTCGCAAGTAACTTTCCAGAAGCATCTTCTGACGGTCCAACGTCGCCATCCATGCGCCTTTGAATCTCAGCCAGAATCGCGTCTGCGTTCCGCTTGGTCTTCGGCACGCATGTTAACGGTAACGCCTCGATAAGTTCGCCTGGGTCGTTTTCGCTCGGTGGTTGAAGCCATCCACGCTCATAGCAGTAGTCAAGTGCATACTGGCCAAGTGGTTTTAGCAACGAGACCCATTTCCAGCGTTGCGCTTCGGTTGGTTCTGGCAATGCGGACGGCGTGGTTGTGGCCGCGCCGTCGCGCTTCGCGGTGCCTGTCTGCTTTGGGGTATCCGGATGATCTTCTTGGACATCGGTTTCATCATCAGCAATGTCCTGGGTGAATATGTCGCTTGCCGCTGTAGCTGTGATTGTGGCGTCAACGAAAGCCCGTTTCTTCGCCATCTTCAGGACCGTGTTGTGGCACGCGAAGCCCTCCGCAAAATATGTAAGGCAAGATGTTCCGAGCAATACAATCTCGCCTTCTCCAATGTCAGTTACCGAGGCGATACGCACAGGGGCGGCAGTTGGGCAATATCGTGCTTCCAACCTTCGTTTTGATATGTCAATCAATGTTAGCCATCGCTCCAATAGGCGCGGCGGGCGAATGCTGCCAAGTGCTCTAATCTGTTCCGCCAATCCTCCGCGAATCCTCAGTTGGAAAACATGTTTCTTAGAGAAGCACTTCTCTAAAGCAGCGTCGCCCTTAACCACGTCCTTGCCGGTTGCGAACCCGCGCTCCCTAAAAAAAGTTTCAATCCTGCTTAAGACGATGTTTTCCTGTTGAGCAAACATGACAACTATCTGAGTTGTTCCCAAACTGCCGTCTGCATCCAATAAACCAGCAACATAGCCAGCCTCTTTGCTTGCATCTTCTTGCCACGGCTGACACAGGCTCATAACCGACCAGTGACGCGGACGCCCTTGCCGCTCTGCAATCTCTTTATGAATATCCTCAGTGGAAACCCACTCTGACCCTTTCAGTCCGACTTTTTTTACGAGCCACCGATGTTCGCCGTTACATCGAACTATTCTTCCATCTTCAAATGCCACTTCATACAACTGATCTATCTTCCTTCCGTGGACAGTGGCCTCGCCGATAGCCATGTGTCGTCCAAAAGGATCGCTGGCGTTTTCTTCGATACCTATAAGCATGTCGCCTGATTCAATCTCGCCAGCGGGAACCCACTGTAAGTCGTGAGTCAGAACCCTTGTGTCTGGCGTAACGCAGTTGAAATGGTCCGCCGGGTTGTCGTTCTCGACCTTCGCTTCTGATTGGCTTTCGATCTCAACCGCGCCATCAGGCCACTTAAAACCACATCCGCCTTTCTTGCCGAAGCAAAGCCAGCCACCGCCGTATTCAGCCTTTCCTTTGATAATCGTTTCCTTGCCGCACTTCGGACATCTACGATTGGCAGAACGCCACCGATACTTGCTTTCGAGGGTCGAACAGCATCCGACACCTTGCCCAACGAATGATCCGCTCTGAATGCTCTTGAGCGTGCAAATCACTCGGTATTCTTTGTGACCTCGTTCGAGGTTCGATTCCTGAATCTGATACTCGGGGGCCAACCGGAATGTCATCGTCAGCTTTTGAGCACCCGGTTGGAGAAGGGTTTTCTTCTCGCCGCACCCGGGAATACGCCCATAGTGTTCATTCTCAACCATCACTTTGCTCATTACGTTCTGAATAAGCCTTACCTGAGCAAGTATCTGATCGACTCCCAACGCTTCGCTTACTGCAAAGTTCTGAGACCTGACCGTTACGGCTTCAGTGTGAACGTCTATTGTGTCATTCATGTTTACTTGCCCTATAGAGTTTTCTGGCCGTTCTGATGCAAAGCCGACAACGCCTCCGACCATAGGTGATGCGTGTATTTTCTTCGGTGTATGGATGACCTTTATGAATCGCGGTCATATCAACTTTCGACATCCAACCGTCTCAGCAATGCGTTCAAGTGTTCCCGTCCGAGATTGCGGCGGCTATGGTTTCTGTGATCGTTCAGGCAATCGGCAATCTCGCGCAACTCACCTACGATCTCTCTGACCGTCGGCGTCTGTCTTAGTCTCTCAGTCAAACAATCCCGCTCAGTCAGCAGCAACGCTACGTCTTCCAGTGCATTGGAGATTGTTTCGTATGCTTCAAGCGCGTGTTTCTCTGAAAGACACGGGAATGATTCGCCGCCGATAATCAGGTTGTAAACCTTGCTGCCATCAGAGAGCGTTTCAGTTTCAATTCCAATTCCAATCTGCTTTTCACTGTGTTTCATACGCTGACACTCCGTTCTGTGTTCTCCCGTAGTTTGTTCTCCGTGTGGATGGCCTCAGCCGCAGCCTCCCACTCGGCATCCTTCGCTTTGACCGCGCGTTCCAAGGCGAGCAGCTCTTTCCACAGCGCGTTCTCGCGATCCAGCAGGGCGTCATATTCGGTGGTGGTCATGCGACAACAGTCCTTTCGCCGTTACGCTGTTCCCGCTCATGCTCGACGAGCATGGCCAGGGCAGCCCCCGCAATCCCAACAGCGCCCAGGTTGGCATGGTCATTCTCGGACTGAAGCAACGCACACAAAGCGGCGACAAGCGCCGGCCCGGTGAGACAGTCCGGGCATTCCGAGACGATTCGCTTAACGGCCTCTTGCGCCCGCAGGATGCCGAGCCGTTCAATGTAAGTGATGGGTTTCATCGCTCATTCTCCTCTGCGTATCGTTCAGCATGGTTCCAAAGTGATTCCCAATACGTGTCGTCGTCGCGTTCCTCACGGTCCAAGTCGGATGGTAGAACGCCGGGAGGCAGCGTGTCGGTTCCGGGGAGGGGGTTCATAGAATTACTGAATTAGTGCCTCCCCCGCCTGGTAACGGGATATATGCGCCCGAGCCAAAGCGAATTGGCGGCGGGGAAGGCAAAGGTTGATCGGTTCCAGCGCATGTTTTATACCTGATATGAAGATACCGAACGCTCGGTTATCTGCAACAGAAATCGCAAAGTATTTTCAGGCGGCGATTGCGAGCTTGCGGTTGCGTGTTCCTTTTGGGCGACCGCCGAGTTTGCCGTTAGCCTGGGCCGCGCGGGTCTTGGCTTCGCTCTTGATCTTGCCGAGAGCGACAGCAGCGGGATTCTTGCGTTTCATCACCGCGCACTATAAGCGAACGCTCGGTTGCAGGCAACGAAAATACTTTCAAAAAGGATTTGCAATAACCGAACGCTAGGTTATCTTGAGCGCACCAGGGCAATGAAGCCTTGGGAACAAACCGCCCGGATGACCGCGAAAACCTCATGGCTGCCGAGGCATCGCTGATGAAAGCGGCCACGGAATTTGCGTATCAGTCCGGAAACTGAAAAAACAAATGACGAACTACAACGAATACACGGTCTGTGTGGGGAACGATGAATCCAACTACGGCTCGGACTGCACCCGCGAGCAGGCCGTCAAAATCGCGGACGGAATCCAGAAAATGATCGAGACTCAATTCCCAGACATCACCGTCCGCAGGACTGAGGAAATCGGTGCACCGACTCCCACAACCGGGCCGGACTCCACCGTGATCGACGAGATCGACCAGTGGGTGCAGGACAACTGGACCGCCGCCCTGTGAAATCTAAATGCCCACATTGCGGTGGCAACGGCGGGTTATTCAATATGAACGTATCAATTCAATGGTTCGACGGGGCTGGACAACGCGCTGGGTGCGAGAAAACCACTCTCGATGAAATCAAATCCAGGCTCGGGCCGGCATTTCAACCGATGCCTGGCTTCGCACCACCGACTAAACTCCTCGGTGTCGCAAGGTTAGCCACGGGTGAAGTTGCGCGTGTTTACAAGCAAACCGCAAAGGCTGGTGGCGTATGATTGACCCAATCAAACTCGGCGTGTCTTTCTCCAAAGATCAATCACTGGCCCACGCTAAACTCATTGCCGCTGCGCCTGATTTGCTGGTCGTTTGCAAAACCATTGCCGCAGCCACACGCGATACTGCCGGTACCTCCCAGGAACCAGCATGGTTGGATGATCTGCTCACCGCTATCTCCAAAGCCTCCCTATGAACGCTCTCGCTACCATCGTAACCATTGCCCTCGTCATCCTCCTCGAAATTGTCCACATCACCGGCTCGCCTGCCCAACTCCTCGCCGCTTGGCTGTTCGCTCTCCTAATCATCCTCTCCCTCTCCGCCATCGCCTGTATCATCGACCGCTTTAACCGCTAACCAACTCAACCCACACAGCCCGCCTGATAACCTCAGCGCGGGCCTTTTCTTTGCTTGCTAGTCCATTACTTCGGGCGTATTCACCCATGCCCATGAGTCAACCAGTCCAATCAACCGTACCAATCGACCGCCGTGTGGGCAACTCTCGCGGCCTCACCCAAGCGTACTTGCTCCGTGACGCCTTAGCCACTCAAGCCCTTGCTCTCCTTGCCGTTGAACCCCCAGAAGACGTTAAGGTCCGCTGTAGCATTGCTGTTGCTGCAACCTCTCTCGTTAAAGGATGGGAGGCAGCCTGTGATCGTATCAGGATCGCTCGGGGTCGCCCTCTACCTGGCTCTCTACGCCCTTCAGCCAAGCCACAACGCTCCCAATCCCGCCAGTCCGGCCTCTATTCTCCTCCTAAACCTCAAGCACCTGAACCACCGGACCAAACCTGATCTCAGGAAATACCGACGGGATAGTTTGGCCGTCCATAGAGTCGGTTCAGAGACGAAAAATCTTCAAGGAATCTCTTTCTTTCCAGACCCGTGGGGTTGGGTGCCACCGGGAGGGGGATTCGCATGAGTACGCGGCATAATAAGGGGGGTTCTTTGTTGGAACACGGTTTTCATAACGAAACACCACCTCACTGGTCATACAATCAAGCGTGACAAGTTCCACACGGAACACGCTCTTGAACTCACCCATCCCTTATATTGTATTTGTATGCGTCTACGGTTTCGCTACACACGCTACACTTGACAACAAGCGTCTATGGTGATTTAGTGTGTGGATGGACACCTTCGCCCCCTTGTTTCAGAGGATAGTGGACTCGTCATTGTGGGATGAACCGGACTACGTGGTTAAGGTGTTCTTGACGATGCTGGCGAAGAAGGACGCGGATCATGTGGTCAGGGGGAGTGCGTATAACATCTCGAAATGGAGTCGGAAGACCGAGGAAGAAGTCATCAAGGCGTTGAAGGTATTGAGCAGTCCAGACAAGAAGCGGTTGGAACCACAGCCGCATGATGGGAGGCGGATTCAAAAGGTGGACGATGGGTGGTTGGTGTTGAATGGGGCGTATTACCGGAAGATGGCGCAGGAGGTCGCTGAGAAGGCGAGGAAGGCTAGATGGGCCAGGGAGAACCGGGCGAAGGTGCCTGTGAACAATCAGGAGGATTTGGCGAGGGTGCATCGGGCGAACGCCAAGACGCACACGGAACATGCGAACACCATTGAAGCGGAATTGGCCGAGGCAGAAGTAAGGAGACAACGAGATGACGAAGGGATTTTATGAAAATCGAACCGAGAGCTAAACTGATCTGGAACACCTGCCCGAAACATCAGATGACATGGAAGGAGTGGCTGCAATTGGGATACATGGCGATTGTTGCGGTTGGAGTGGTGGTGGGATTGTTTTGGGTGTTCAGCGGGTATCCGATTATTCCGGTGTGTCTTGTGTTGATAGCGATAAAGGGGATTGCGGACGAGGCGTGAGGATGGATAAAGTCGGCTTGTGATCCTCGACGGTGGACAATTGGTTGTTTGGAACTTGTCACGGTGTCAGGACAAACTCGGCATCACGGCGGGAGGGGTGCCTTCGACACGACTTATCAGCACGACGGCTCCATTGGTTGGTGGAGGGGACTTGTCCGCTGATCGAACGCTGTCTATTCCGCAAGCAACGGCTGTTGTTGACGGGTATTTGAGCGCGGCGGATTTCGTTTCGTTCTCAGCCAAGGAAAGCGTTCTGACGTTCAATGCTCCGTTGTCCAGGGCCGTTAACGCAGTGTCTATCCCAGCCGCTACAGGAGCGGTGAACGGCTACTTAAGCGCCACAGATTTCACGACATTTGCCGCGAAGGTGAGTTCGAGCAGGACGATCAACACTACTGCGCCGATTACAGGTGGTGGCGACCTGTCTGCAGACCGGACGTTAGCTCTGGACTTCACGACTGCGTGGACGTGGACGAATATGCAGGTCAACGCAACGGGCGTTGGGTTCAATGGTAGCGCGGCTACGGGAAAGAGCTCAGCTTATACGGTGACGAACAGTACGCCGGATCGTACCTATGATGCGAACGCAACAACGCTCAATGAGCTGGCCCAGGTGGTGGCAGCCCTGATTTCCGATTTGAAATTGGTTGGGCTTCTGGGATAGTCAGGCGTGACAATTCCATGCCAAAGATGCGGCTCTGTTTTTGAGCGTCTTACCAATGCCAAATTCTGTGCTCCGTGCAGCAGCGGGCGCAAACTCGCAGTCGATCACGATGCAGAGACCGGAGAGGTTAGAGGTCTGTTGTGCGGAAGTTGCAATCTGGGAATTGGAAAGTTTAGGCACAGCGTTGGCCGTTTGCTGGAAGCCGTTCGGTATTTGGACAAGCACCGCTCTGAACTTCTGGAAACCATGACCACCGGCTAATGGCAACACACGGCTCCATTCTATCAAGCAGCGACACAGGCGGCGTGACAGTTCGCGCTGGCACCGTTTCTGTCCAAGTCACCGACCTGACCAAAGCCGTAACCTTCTCCACGCCGATGCCCAGCGCCTCCTACGTCGTGATCCTAGCGCCCAATGGCTTGCTCGGTAGCTTCACCGCATCGGCTCTAACCGCAAACGGGTTCACGCTCAATTTGCCGGGCGTGACAGGTGTAATCGGGTATGTTGCAATCAGCCTGGTATGACCGATCCCGCTACATGTCCGCATCCCGTCCTCGTCGTCGAACCCAAGATAGTCGTGCGCGACGGCAAAACATTCGCCTCGCTACGTGTTCGTTGCCAGGTCTGCAAGGCGTTCTTCAACGTGATCGACGGCCAGACCGAACCGCAGCATGAACCTCAATGAAGACTTCCGAATCACGCCTGCCGAAGACAGAATCAACGAACGGAGATCAGGAATACACGCTGAAGTTCACCAAATCTGATGCTGACGCTCTCATGTCCTGCCTTGACGTGACGCTCAAGAGTGCGGGACTGCCCGCCGCCCAAGCCGTGTCGCTGTGGTGCGAAAAGCTCCGATCAGCAATGACGATTGCAAAGGAGCCGTGAGACGCTAATGTTGCGCCGATGGCCAATGACTCAAATCTCAGAGATGTTGATGGTCAATTCTCATTTGAAGCTGGCGTGTTCGGTGATCGAGTTCGCACAATCGCCTCTCAACAACTCCCCACCGGCATCCCTAGAAACGGTTTAGCGTGGCTGGTCAACGGTACAGTTCGAGGTGGTGGCATCACACAACGCACCGGATGGAATCCGGTCGTGCAGGATGCAGCATGGCCGCTCGCTCAGTTTCAGGGTGCGTTCATGCTTGAGCGAGACTTCGGCGATCCATACATCGTCCTCTCAATCGGTGGTTCATTGTGGCGTGCCCGCGTCGATACAGACAATAGCGTTCAAGACTTGTCCGCGCTATTCGGTCCCGGGTTGACCATGCCGCCAACAGAACCGCAAGCGTACTTCGCTGAAGCGGCAGGATTGTTCCTTGTCTGGCAGGCTGGTGATAACGTTACCAAACCAATCTTCTTTTGGGATGATGGCTCGGCCTTGGTTGGTATGCGTCGTTCAAACGGGTTCGTTGGCATTGCTGATCCGACAAACGAAATCCCGCCAGCGACCGCGATGGATTTCGCGCAGCAACGGCTATGGTATGCCATCGGCCAGCGTTACATTGCCGGTGACATCAACCAGAATCAGTCCAGTGGCACTGCGCCATTCAGCTATCGCGACGCGACTCTGCACTGCACTGAGAATCCTGTGGCCGCAGCGGGCGACGGCTTCAGTGTGCCGACCAGCGCCGGGAACATTCGCGCTCTCAAACACAGTTCAAACCTGGACACTCAACTTGGTGAATCGCAGATGTTCGTGTTCACACGCAAGGCTGTTTATGCCTGTGTCGCGCCTATCACACGGGATGACTGGACCAAGGCAACACTGGATTTGATGCCATTGCAGAAAGTAGTTCTGACTGCTGGTGGCACTTACGCCGAGCGATCCGTTGTCTCCGTCAATGGAGATTTGTTCTTTAACGCGCCACCGAACGGCGACATTCGCTCTCTGACTATGGCTGTTCGCAACTTCACGCAATGGGGTCAAGTTCCTCTCAGTCGGCAGGAGAACCGAATTATTGCATTCAATGACAGGTCTTTACTTCGTTATTGTTCCGGTTGCCAGTTCGACAATCGTCTGCTTCAGGCAACTCGTCCGCAACAAACTCCGGTGGGAGTCGCTTGCCAGTCGATCTTGCCTCTGGACTTCGACCTTATCGCGACAATGACGGAGCGCCAGCCACCGGCATGGGAAGGCAGCGCCCAAGGACTTCTCGTCCTGCAATTGCTCAGTGGCGACTTCGGCGGTCGCGAACGCGCTTTTGCTGTCGTGTGGAGCGAATCAAACAACGCGATTGAGATTTGGGAACTAACAAACGATTCGCGCTACGACAACGGCAACGGAATTCAGACGCAGATAGAATTTCCGGCCTATACATGGGGCAATCAAAACCAGCTTCACGAACTGGATGCCGTTGAATTCGAGATGAGCAAGCTATTGGGGACGGTCGAATTCAAGCTGGAGTACAGACCAGATCATTTCCCGTGTTGGTTGCCGTGGCGTTCGTGGAAGGTATGTTCCGCCAAGGACTGCACTGAACTCACTGATGATCCATGCGCCGAAAGCGGATACCCGGTGGAGGTATTTTGCCAGTCGTTTCGATCCACAATGCTGGTGCCCAAACCGCCGCCAGTTTGCATCTCTGCCAGTGGCAGGCCGAGCAACATCGCGTATCAATTCCAGTGCAGGCTGACGTTTCGTGGCTATTGCGAAATCAATTCATGCCGCGTTTACGGCATACCTCGTCAGCGCGGACCTTATTCAGGAACGGTGTGTTGATGTATGGCAACGCCTATTTCCATTCCATGCGAGAAAGTCATTCGAGGCTGCGACTGCACCTTGGACCCCGTGTCCAACTACTCCAGCGAAGATCCAGACCAGCAGGTGTTCTACGGGCACTATGGCCAGCCGCCAACGCACGGAACATTCTTCGCGCCGTTCTGTTTTGGATTTTGCGAGTCTACTGATTCGCAAGAGGACGCCGATCTGTGCGCCGCCCGAGCCGCTATCGAATGCTCTCTCGACGGTGCTCCTGACGACGGCAACCCGCTGTGGTCTTCTTCTCGCCAACGATTCGGAAACAGCCAAGCCACCTGCGACGCCGAGTGCCCTGACACCACCTGTCCGCAGACGGCCATTGTCGCTCCCGGCACTGTCGTATCGGCATGGCAGGCAGACGCCAATGCACGCGCCGAATCACTCGCATGTCAGCAGGCCGATGACCTGCTAATCTGCTTTCTTACCACATCACCGCTCACGGCGGGCAACGTCGATGCTCCTTACTCCGCGCAGATAGTCACCTTCGGTGGCACGCACACACCAACGTTCAGTATAGTCGCTGGATCGCTGCCGCCCGGACTTGTGCTCGATGCCTCTAGTGGATTCATCACCGGCACGCCGACGACCGCAGCCAGCTACGGATTCACTGTCCGCCTAACGACGCCCACATCCACATGCGAACGTGCTTTCTCGATTACGGTCAACGGCTCATGCGGAGTAACGACAGACTGGTGCCTTGATCCCGGTGCATGTCGCCTGCGTGTTGCGTCATTCAATGCGCTGGATTGGGTTGCTGGCACATTTCCACCGCCGTTCGAGGCCAACCCATGCGATGCTGCCGTGCTAGTCACTTGGGATGGGACTTTTCCGAACAAGTATCAGATTGGCGGAAATCCATGTGTCACGTACGACGCTTTGGCTACTGCCGACGGGCAGTTGCCTTTTTTCAGTCTGGATTACGAAAGTCCCCCTGGCAGATGGGTGCTGAATTTCAGCACGGTCAACGGCACTATGGCGTTCTATACGTCACCTGTGTCCGTATCGCCGTTGGGAATTACGTTCACACGCGACCCGGACTTCAGTTGCACTGGACCACCCACGCTCACACTCGAAGCCTACTCACCTTGACCTGAGTCCAAGTTCGCGCTTGTCATTTCTGCCACAAAGCGCGATAGCTTGATTCATGGTGCTCCCTACTTTGGGCGCTTTCATGGCGTCACGCGGCCCGCAAGCCCTTGGTCTTTGTTCTACCGATACGGCTGGATGTGCTGCCGCAGTCAATGCGGCGAGTGAACGTTTGCTGTTCGCTCGTGAGGTTGGCGACTCAGGTTGGATCGGGACTTGGACAGAGATTGCGTTCGACATCACACAAGACGATCCGTTCATCACGACGCCGTTCAACGTCTCAAGGATTCAATCCATAGACCTTTGCACAGCACCAATTCCAATCTCGAACCAGTTCTTTGAATATCTCCGCTGGGGATTCGGTCGCTGGCCGAAAGCAACGTGTAATGCGAATCGTTGTGCTCCGTTGCGAGCGTATGACCGTGGCAAATTCCCGTTGTTCTCTGACATCTTGCCGCCAGACAAAAAGATTCGTGTCTATCTGAGTGACAGTGCTGATGAGGGTAAGCGCGTTCTGCTCCAGTCACTCGACGGAAACAATCAACCGCGCTACTCGCTGGATGGAACCGTGCAGGTCTTGGGCGATTTCCTGACGCTCACCGCTCCGTTCGTTGATTCACCCGCAACGGTAAACAAAGTCACCGGGATTCAGAAAGACATCACACTTGGTCCGGTCAGTTTCTATGAAGTGGACACCGGAACTGGAGATCAACGATTGGTTCTGACGATGCAGCCCGGAGAGACCACGGCAAGTTACAGGCGATATTATGTTGGTGGTGTCCCAACGTCCTGTTGCAATCCTCCGTCTATCACGGCAGGCACAGTCCAAATCACCGCTCTATGCCAGCTCGCATTCGTGCCAGTAAACGTGACAACTGATTGGTTGGTGATTCCATCTTTGGAAGCCGTCATCAACGAATGCCAAGCCGGAAGGTATATGGAGATAGATCAACCCAGTTCAAAGGGAATGGCGGATTACCACCATCGCGCGGCGATTCGACTTTTGCAGGGCCAGAGCGTCCATGAACAAGGAAGCCTTGAGCCTGCTGTAAGTTTCAGCCCGTTTGGTGGGGCGAGATTCACGAGCATCGGCACTGGATGATTATGCCAAAGTACAAACCTACCGCTACAGCACCTCCCTACAGTCTGTTTGATCCGGTTGTCAAAGACCTAATCACACCGGGGTTGGTGCCGGATATAGCCCGTCAAAGCGCGGAAGTGTCCGCAGGTCGTGGTATTTATGGTTCACCTGCGGGCGACAGTACCGCCGTTCGCATGTCTGAGCAGAATTACCTTCAACGCCTTGCGCTTGCCAATAGCCTTCTGAGTGGTGATGCCTCTCGCACTCTCCCATATCAAATCACGCCCTACCAGTCCGCTGGCCTTAACCTGCAATCGGAAGGGTTGGAGAATCAGCGCGAAATCGCCAAATTGCACTACGGCACCGGGGGCGTACAGCGTGGCGGTGGTAGTAGCCATCCAAGCAGTTCTCCACAGGTCAGCACCCCTTGGGCTGGATTTATGAACAGTCCTTGGGGACCAGCGCCGGACACAGCTTATCGAGGCACGCGCCCGGACTCGTCAGGTTCAGGCGGTGGGATTCTTTCGGGCGGTTACGATTCTAGCAGTCCAACTCTCGACGACATGCTTGCTGAACTTGGCATTAGTGGTGGAGGTTTCGGCACAGGCGACGACACAGGTTACGACGACGGTTATTTCGGAGACTTTTACGAATAATGGCCTACGACACTGAACAGGATTCAATCGCTTTGGACTCGTCACCAGTCCAGATGCCTGAGTCGATGTCTCAGGCACCAGCGTCTCCATTTCCTCCGTCAACACCTTGGAGCACCATCGAAGCTGCGAGTAACCAGATTAGCGCTGGTCAACCCGTCACGGCTCTACCAAAGCAGTCGTGGACATTTCCTGAACAACAAGCCTTCACCGCGCGTCTCGACGCTTTCGATCAACAGGCAAAAGCCGCTCGCGCTGCCGCTCAGAACGCCGCACTCGACGCGCAGATGTTCGAGCAGATGAGCCGAGTCGCCAAAAGCACGAAGGACATTGAAATCGCCAAACGTTCAATCGACATGATGGGGTTGGAACGAGACATCCAAAACGGTGTCCCGATCCACGAAGCTGTTAAGAGACATCCGATGGGACTGGGAAGCGGGTTCAGTGGTGCGTTAAGGGCGACGGCTCCAGTCGCGCCTCCAACTGTTCTAAAGAATCCGGGTATGCCAGACGCTTATGTGGACGCTCGCGGGACACCGCACTTTGTTCCTGCATCGGCAATGCCCAAACCGCCATTGGGAACAAAGGCCGAAGCGATCACTGATCCTGATGGAAATATATTGGGCTACCGAGCACCAACAGGACCGAGCACCGGAACGATCATTAACAGAACACCGCCTGAAGGTAAGCTGAGTGACCAACAAAGATTACGCGCGGCTGATCTTCGCAAACAACGCGACATGCTGACTGAACAGATGAAAGGTCTCGCGTGGGAAATGCGCGTGAAAGCAGGCGGACCTGAGAACGAGAAATACATCTCCGAAAAGCAGGATAAAGCCACCGCAATCGACGCTGAACTATCCAAGCTGGAAGGTGTGGCTCCTCCCGCTCCTGCGCCCGCCAAGAAAGTCGCTGTGCCAGGTCAAGGAACTAAGGAAGATCCGGCCAGACCGACCACACCTGAACAATTCCAGTCGATACCGTCTAAGATGTGGTTCGTGAATCCAAAAGACGGCAAACTGCTTCAGAAAAAGTAATCGTGCCTGAAGATGTCAATGACACGCTGCCAGACTTCTCCGGTGATGCTGTTGCCGTAGAAGACCTGCCGGATTTTACTGAGCACGCCACTTTAGAGTCGCAACCGATTGTTTTTCAGCAACGCCCACCGGAGCAGCTTCGCGAGCCAGTTCCGACAACGCCTGAAGAACAGCAGGCAATCAACATTGCGCTTCAGAGAATTGATCCACGTTGGAACGAGCGAGTTCCAGAACCGACAATAGGCGGTCTGATTGGGAAAGGATTGGAATGGTTCAATAAGATCAAGGCACCGGAAGAACCGATGCCAGCTCCATTGACTCCGATTGTAGTTCCACCTTCTGTCGAAGAAACTCCCGAACAGATCGAACGCCGAAAGCTCAAGGAACACGTATTCAGCGTGCAACATCCCGTTCGCAGTGGTGTGGGTAAAAGTGCTGAGAAATTAGTTGAAGCCGTCGCTACGCCCGGAGGAATAGTTGGTCTTGCTGCAACACCAGTGGCACCGCAAATCATGTTGCCTGCTTGGGCTGCAATGGGCACTGAAGGAACCTTGGAATCCATTCGACGAATCCAGAAAGCACGCGAGGAAGGCGACAGAGCTGGTTACTACGAAGCTGTTGGCGATTTGGCGGTGAATGCGCCAATGGTCGCTGGACCGTTCTTGCACGGTCAGGCACCAAAATTCTCGCGTTCGATCAGAGCATTGCGTGAAGACATCGAGGTGCCATCAACAGTTACTGAGATAAGAACAGAACAACCCAAACAACAGGAGGTGCCAAGTGCCGTACAAAAGTCAGAAACAGGCGAACTTCTTCCGAATGTGCGCCCACCAACCGTCGAAGGCGAACAAGTCCTGCCCACCACGCCGAGTCCTGAGGGAGTTCGAGCAGGCGAACAAGCACAAGAAGTCTCCAAAGTTCCATTGACCCGAGAAGACGCTGAGATGCAGCGCGTTAGAGCGTTGCCAGAAGGACCGGAAGGCGAAGCTCAACTCGTCGCCGAAGACATTGCAAAGGCCGTCGCTGACATAGACGTGAGCGATGTTGCCGGGTCGTCGCCCGTTCCCGCTCTTGTCCGTCTAATCCGTCGCGCCGCACGCGACCCAGCGATGAAGACCGCTGCTGAACAGGCCATGCAGAAGATTGGCAAAGCAGCCAAAGAACAAGGCGTCCCACTCGACACCATCAAAGCGCAGATCGCAGGCGAGTTGCAGGCTGTTTACGGCGCGGACGCACCGGAGATGGCGCGGTATTACTTTGGCGAGGAGCAACCTCGTCCGGTGCAGATTGAACGGGCACGAGACCCCGCCGCACTGAGCGCCGAGGAGCAAGCCGCCGCACGCGCAGAGGAAGCGCCCGCAGCGCAGCCCGTTGAAGTAATGCCCACAGGGACCGCGCCAGCTTTGCCTGAAGGCTTAAACCAGTGGCGCAAGGTGCCCTCCGCCACAGCGGGCGGCAAACCTCACTTCTGGGTGGCGACGACAGCGCAAGGTCGGCGCTGGGTGCAGTGGGATCGCGTCAACAGACTGTGGGCGGTGAGCGATGAGCAGGGGCTTGTCATGGGCAATTTCAAGACGGAGGCGCTGGCTAAGCAGTTCGCGGAATCAGCAGGGCCAACCGCAGCGCAGCCCGCCGCGCCTGCGCCCGCACCTGAATTGGCTGGTCAAAAAGAGTCGATTGTGCCACCATCCGAACTGCGTGAAGAACCAAGTTCAAAAATTCAAGGACGGGAGCAGCCTGGAGGAACTGCCGGACGGGAGCCTGCTTCTGAAGGAAAGCAGCCAAGCAAAATCGTTGATCTTGCAGGCTTCACCAGCGCCATACAACGAATCGGCACCGCCACCGAAGCTCAAAGAGCATTGATGCGGGATTTGCCGCGTCGAGAGAGCGGACTGGATTGGCGCAGTCTTACAGATCAACAGGTCAACAAAGTTTTCGACGCTGAAACTGCACGGCTTGATGCGTGGCGGGATTATTTCAAGGAGATCGACAAGAGTGGTGTAAAATATCCTCCCCACGCTAAATTTCTAGCTGAACAAGCCGCCGCAGAACGCTCTCGCATACGGGATTTGTTGGCCAGATTGATAAGTAGTAGCGACGATCATCCTGACATTCCACGTGCCAAATCGGAATTGATTGGGCGCATGGCTGAGTTTCGAGGGCATCTTGACGAACTTGAACGAACGATGCCAGTTGAACAATTGCTCCGAAGTTCAGGGTCAGAGCTTCGTGAAGAACCTCCTGCGTTTGGCGAAGGGCCAGGTGCCAAGACAGCAGGTGCTCCGAAGTATCCGCCCATCCAACAGTTGACCGATCAACTTAATGCCACTCCAAAAGTCGGAACCAAACAGCGTCTTGCTCTTGGCGAACGAATCGCCGATGCGTGGTCGAAGAAAGGCGATCTATGGACGAAGGCAGTTGGCAGAATGGCGAATGCCGGTGTCACAGCGAAACATTGGTGGGAAGGCATTCGTAAGGCATCTGACTTGGACAGTCGATTAGGCGAATACGATTACGCGATTCAGTATTCGAGCGCAGCATCGAAACGTGCCGGTGAAGCCATCCTGCGCCAGATGAAAGACGTGACGGATCGTGAAGCTGCCGCGATCCTCATTGATTCGGCGCGTATAGCCAGCAAAGACCCGAACAGACTTGCGGTAAATCCAGATGCACTCGCCACACCCGCTGAGGTGCGCCAGGTCATTAAAGATGCTCTGGCCCTTCTGCCGTCTGATACACCAAAAAATGTCAGGGCGGCATTGGAACGTGCGCTTGATCCGTCGCTTGAACTGCGAGCCTTTTCAGAGCAGTTGAAACAGTACTTCGGCATTCGTGAGCAGGACGCTGTTGGTGCTGATTTGTTCGAGGAAGGGTTGAAGGATTACTACACGCACGTCTGGAAGAAAGAATCCAACATGCCAGACTCGTTGCGTGGAGCCATCGCAACCGGGCGAGTAAATACTTACTTTCAGTTTGCACGCGAGCGAAAGATTCCGTCGTTGATCGAAGGGATACTCGAAGGCAAGAAACCGATTCTTGATCCTGCGAAGGTGGTTCCATTCTACAACTTCGCAATGGACCGAGCGATAGCGAGCCGAACTTTCATCAAAGCACTGTCCGAATTGAAAGCCAGTGACGGACGGCCTGCTGTTGATGTTCGTGGTGGGTCAGTCATTCCAGACAGAACGGCTGCTGACAGTCCAGTGCTCATCACGCCTAAGACACAGGCAAAAGAAATATCAGATTACCTGGCAATCAATCATCCGGCGTTGCAAGGCTGGAAATGGCTGACCAACACGCCTGAAGGCCGGAACGTGATGATGCGCGGTGACATGGTTGTTCATCCTGAATTCCACGAAACACTCTCTCGGTTCATGGAGAAATCGCGCCTGACAGCCGGTCGTTTGATGCGCGGTGCGCTTGCCGTGGGGTCAACAGCCAAGACTTTCAAGCTCGGTCTGTTGCCATCTACGTTTCATATCGTCCACGTCGGCACGCACGCGGCGTTTCACTGGACGAACCCGTTCAAATGGTCACCGATAGATTTTGAATCGCCTGCCACACGGTTCGCCATCGAAAAAGGCCACCTGAAACTCGCTCCGAGTCCCGCTGAGTTGAGTGTGTTCGAGGAAGGCATCACTGGACCGTTGCTGAAGAAAATCCCGCTGTACGGCCGGTTCATCAGTGCATTCTCGGATTTCATGTTTCATCAGTACATCCCGAGACTGAAGCTAAACACGTTCGAGAACGCAATGGCTCGGGCGAGGTCGCCTCTCAGTGCGACAGGCAGAGGACTGCGAGCAGGTCGGCTTACAGAGAACGATCTGGCCGCTCGCATCGGAGACGCATCGAACAGCGCGTTTGGTGAACTTAACCAGATGTTCCTTGGAAAGGCAGGTCGCGATCCTCAGTTACAACGGATGCTCAGACTTGTGTTTCTTGCGCCAGATTTCGGAGAAGCCAGACTGCGGTTCGCCTCTAAGTTCTTCAGCCGGTACGGTGACGAAGAACGACTGGCAATTGCGACCATGCTTGGCACGTTGTATTTCGGAGCGCGTCTCGGCAACTGGCTGACGCACGGCAACGCTGAAGCGGACGATAATCGCCACATGTTTGAAGTGAAGGTTAAGGATTCAAAAGGGAAATATCATTGGGTCGGTATGCGCTCTGTTGTGGGTGACTTGGCACATGCAGTGGAGAACCCAGGCCAATTTACTTATGTGCGTCTGAGTCCGGCGTATTCGAGGCCGGTAACAGATTTCCTATTCGGTAGAGATGAACGGACTGGAGCCAAACTTAGTTTCGAGAAGAAATTCCAACGCATCGCACAGGCATGGCAACCGATTGGTCTTGGAGGATTGAACGAGCGGGATAGGACGTTGCTTGAATCGCTGGGCACATCAATGGGATTCGCCAACAGACGCGACATGAGAGTGAACGATGTTGCCAGGAAAGCGCATGAATGGCGGGAGAAACAAGGTCTGATGCCGATTGTTGAAATCATCCCAACAGATGAACCGTCGTATTTGAAGCTCAGAACCGCGCTAAACATCGGTAAATACAAGGACGCACGGAAGATTCTGGATGACTTGTTGAAGACCCGCACAACCAGCCAAGTCGAGAAAGCCATGACGCAGTATTTGGAACATCCTTATACTGGATCTCAGGACTTGGAAAAGGCATGGGCATCGACCTTCACGAAAAAGGATGCCGAACTGTATCTTCAGGCGCAGAAGGAAAAAGAGGATACGCTTCTGGATTTCTACAAGCTAATCGGTGGGTCACTCAAATAAATGGCCACCAATCGCCCGCCATTCTTCGTCAAGTACGGCCTGCAATGGACATCGAACACTTCACCTCTGGCCGTCGAGTTCGAGATAATCGCGCAGACAGATGAGTGGAGGAAACAGCATAACCTAAACCTGTTCGATCATTACAGGGAGGCGCAGTCTATTCTATGGCCAACTGACGATCATCATAGATGGTCAGATTTGGCGCTCAGAGCGATGGTTGAGAATGAGGTGACTGTTTTCATGGGCTGCTCCGACGCCAATAAAACTTGGTCGATGGCAAAATTCGTCCTCGTAGATTGGTGGGCACGACCGGATAAAGCTCTTTGGATGGTATCATCCACCGAATTACGTGGGGCAGAACTAAGGATTTGGGGCGTAATAAAACAGCAATTCAATCGCGCTCGCGAACTCCACAGAAATTTGCCTGGAACGGTATTGGAATCAGCCCACGTAATCACAACGGATGCCACTTGCACCGATAACAGTGAGGGTCGGCTTTTGACCAGAGGGGTAGTGTTTATTCCATGTAAGCGCGGAAATGTTTGGACGGGATTAGGAAGCTACACTGGAATAAAACCACAGGCAGGCGGTCGACTGGGACATTGCGGTGACGAGTGTTTCCCTGCTGGAACAATGGTGGACACGCCTACTGGTTCGCGTGCGATTGAGACGATTCGTGCAGGCGATGAAGTAATTTCGGCAGATGGTCCGCATCGGGTAATCGGCACTATGCACCGACCAGCCACTTCCCTTTATCGGATCAATACCACAGATGGCAGAGAAATTGTTTGCACAGGTAATCATCCTTTGTTTACTCAACATGGCTGGATTGAAGCTTGTAAGTTGGCGAGCTGTCATTATATGCTCTCTGCTTATGAGACCATGCACAGTTTGCGGAACGCCAATGCACAATCCGCACACAAGCCAGAAATTTTGCTCCATGAAATGCCGTGTAGAATCAGTGACTCGGCAATGCACCAACTGCGGAAAACGTTTCCATCCTTCTCGCGGCCAACGCCAGTCCAGGTTTCACCCGGAGCGCACACTTCACGTATTTTGTTCAATGAGTTGCGCCGGGAAATGGCACCTTTCTCAATCGGACATTCGTTCCAAGATTTACACAAAATCACGCGGTGCAAAAATCTCCAAAGCGAATCTCAAACGGTACATCGAACAACCCGACTTGAGGGTTCGCTTGAGTCGTCGCATGAAGAAGTTCAATCCTTCTCAGAATCCCCAAACACTTCAAAAGATGATTGCTCATCATCCAATGAAGAATCCTGCCAACAGATTGAAACTTTCTCGGACAATGAAAAAGAAAGGATGGGATTGGCCGGTTCGATACAATCTTCGGATGGGAGCTACAGCAGCAGAAAAAGTATTGTTGAAGGCATTTCCCGAAGGTCATTGGAATTTCCCGATGGGCCGTTATCGCATAGACGTGGCATTTCCAACTCTGAAAATAGCGGTCGAAGCCGATGGTCCTTCCCATTCTCAAGAAATAACCAAGAGGCGAGACAGTGTAAAAGATCGTTTTCTTCGGGGGCTTGGGTGGCAAGTGTTGAGATTCTCCAACAAGAGGATTTTGAAAGATACCGAACAAGTCCTCAAGGAGTTGAAGTCTATACTCTCCAAGTCGAAGGACATTCCAGCTACAGCGTAAACGGATTAGTAGCGAAAAATTGTCAATCTATGGAGGGCGTGTTCCTTGACGCCTACTCCAATTTTTACGGGAAAGCTGAAGGATCATTCAAGGGGATACTCGCTGGCAATCCATTTGACTTAGACGACACCCTGTGCCGTGCTGCCGAACCCGCAGAGGGATGGGATTCATGGCACGATACTGAAAAAACCCAAGTTTGGAGGTCCAAGTTTTACAACGCCCAAGTCGTCGCATTCGACGGTCGAGACTCGCCTAACTTCGATTATCCACCTGACCAACCCACACGCTACAAATACCTGATTGGCCGGAAGAAGATTGAAGCTGTCGGCCGTACGCACGGCAAAGATTCATGGCAATGGTTCATGCAGTGCGTCGGTAAACCACGGCCAGGTGCTGTTGCGCGGCGAGTCGTGACGCGGGCCATGTGCGAGACGTATCACGCCTTCTCAGAAGTGACGTGGCTCGGTGAACCGACAATCAAGATCGGCGCTTGCGACGCTGCTTACGGTGGCATGGGCGGTGACAGGTGCGTGGCTGGTCACATCGAATTTGGAAAAGACGTGAACGGCCATGTCGTTGTCGCCTGTCATCCATTGGTGCTTGTGCCAGTCAAGGTAAACAGATTCGTTCTGCCGGAAGATCAGATTGCTAACTTCGTTCGGGACTACATGCAGAGCGTCAATGTGCCGCCTGAAAACTTCTTCTTCGACGGTCGAGGTAGTCTCGCCGTGGCGTTCGCTCGCCTTTGGAGTCCCAAGGTTGAGGCGGTCGAGTTCGGCGGTAGAGCGACGGAACGTCCTGTATCGAACGACACGTTCATGTGGGACGGAGACCGTAAGACCCGAAGATTACAGAGGTGCGATGAGCTTTACAGCCGGTTCGTGACTGAGCTTTGGTTCGCAATGCACATGGTCATTATCAGCGATCAGATGCGCCAGTTGCCGCAGGATATGGCGGCTGAGTTGTGCCGGCGCGAGTGGGATTACGTCCAGAATTCCAAGATAGAAATTGAGACGAAGGCAGAGATGAAGGAACGAACTGGAGAAAGCCCAGACCTGGCTGATTGCGGAGTCATTCTATTGGAAGGCGCACGACGCCGAGGATTTCAGATTGCCAGATTGCCTGGAAAAGAAGAAGAAATGGAAGACGCATCTTGGAAGATGGATTTGCGTCGGCGAGCGCAGACGCTTCGCCGCTCATACACGCTTACGCACTCGAACTGATGAAACTAAAATCACGCGACAAGTTCATACCGGGAGAGTTCCAGGCGATCCACCCTGAAGCCGGACAAACAGCGCCTTGGAAAGGGTCGTTTTCAGAAATCGTGCGCAAGGAACTGGACTTTCGGTCACGTAATCCAGCTCTCGTTGAAAAGAACGGTTGGAGCCTTGACCCGGACGACGTTGCCGATGACATAGATCGCTACAATGCGCATCGAATGGTCGCAGCCGGTTACTTGAACTTTGTGGACCTGGAAGGCGAATCACCTGTTCAAAAAAAAACGGGACTGATGGGCAAGCTCCGAAACGCCGCAAATGCTGTGGGCAACATTAAGACGGCTCTTGCTATCTACCGGGATTTATTCGGGCCAGATGGAAAGGTCATTGCGAAGGAGGAAGCGGAACGCCGTGCGTCCGTCTGCGTCGCGTGTCCTAAAAACGACGTGACTGGGGGATTGACAAAGTACTTCGTCAAGGAAACCGCCCGAGAACTCATGCTTGTCGCGGGAATGTTGAAAGACATGGATGTGTCCACCTCGCTCGACGACAAGCTCGGTGTGTGTCAAGCCTGTGAATGCCCGCTCCGGGCGAAGATTTTTGTGCGCAATGATATTTTGAAGAAGCATATCAAGTCAGACCAAGTTGCCAAGCTCCACGAAAGTTGCTGGATACCTGCCGCAATCGTATGAACCGATGCTGGTTCTTGGAGACCCATGATGCTCCCGTCCTAGTTTTGCTCGGCAGGACAGGTGACACCATCTTGATGCTCCCGGCTTTTAGAGAGATCCATCGTCGAACAGGACTGAAACCAAGGATCATTGTTAGTAACGAGTATGCGAATATCTATGAAGGCGTGTCGTACTGCGATCCGATTCCACAAAACCTTCATTGGTGGCAAGGCGTAGAAAAGGCGCGTCTAATCGCTGCTGCACTTTCAGAGAACGCAGTGTTGCCTCAATGGTGGCTCGGCAAGTGCCCGATTCCAGATGAGTACCGCGGTAAATTCAACCTGACATGCTTCGGCCATAACTGGGGCGTGAACTTGGCGTTGTGGCCGAACTTCATGGCGAGCATGTGGGAACGATGCGGATTCACCAGAGAAGAAATGGTCAGACTTCCGCTCGTGTTCGACCGTAGAAATCCAGTTCGTGAAGCGTCTTTACTGAATCAGATTTGGCCTGTGCCAATGCGCAAGAAACCATTGCTCCTGTTCAACGTGACAGGAATAAGCTCGCCCTATGGTTTCTGGCCGGAATTGTATTCAGCCATCTCGCCGCTGTTTCGACACTTCCACGTCTGCGATCTTGGCAAAATAAAAGCGCACCGTATTTTCGATTTGCTCGGCGCATACGATGTCGCTGCCGGATTGATTTCCTCAGACACAGCTACAGCCCATCTTGCTCACGCGAGTAAAGTGCCGACGATCTGGATGACGGTAGATTCTTGGTGTGGGAGCACGCCTCGCGGGAATGTGGCGTTGCACTTCGGTTACAACGAAACTCCAAGGCGCTTGAAAGATGTGGTTGGCGTGTTGCAATCTTGGCTTGATGGTAATTCATTGTTGGTCAAAGCGGCATCTGATCGACCGAGATACACAACGCCGGGAAGCAGTGGCGAAATCATCCTGGGCCAAACAGCCGTGGCTGGAGTTTCCAATTGAAGATGAATCGCTCCCACGCTTACTCCATGAAGGCGATAAACGCCTCCCTTTCTTACATGACCTGTTTGATCGTGCGTCAAATCAACGCGTTGTCACGGACATTATCGTTTTCTCGAACTCGGACCTTTGCATGGCTCCAGACGCCTGCCTGCGAATCGTCGCTGCTCTACAGCTAAATGACGCTGGATACGCCTTCAGGAAGGATGCCTATTACCGGATAACGAAACCTCCCACAACAGAGGAAATCCAAGAGGGAACTGATTATGCCGGCGCTGATCTGTTCTTCTTCCGAGTGCGTTGGTGGTTGCAGTGGAAGAAGGCGCTTCCAGATTTCCTGATCGGTCGAGAGGCGTGGGATTGCGTTATGCGGCATTTGATCGAGGAAACCAATCCGAACAAACCGTTAGCTCTGGAGAATATCTGCCTGCATGAAAAGCACGCAAACGGCTGGGAGAATCCAAGTATCCGCTATACACTCGAAGGTCAACGACACAACCTCACGCTGGCCAAATCATTCTTGAAGCAACGCGGTGTGAATCCTGCAAATTTTGGAATCAGATAATATGCGCGTGATTTGCTGCTCAAACGCCTATTGGCATTCTCAAGAAGACTTCGACATCCGTTACAGCGGCAACGCGCCGTGGTCATTGGATACCGTGACATCGAATTTCCAACCTGCGCTCAATCCGGCGTACGGCGGCAGATTCGGATTATGTCAATGGCGCGACAACATGCTGCGCTTCTTTCCAGGCGCTGAATTGATTCTGACGTGTGGAACATGGTCGGATCCGTCCTTCGCCGCGAACGCATTGCCTGACGTGCTGGTCCTAAATTCTGGTGCTTCTGCCGACCGACCGCATTCAAACGGTTGGCAGTACATGGGATGTGCGATGACCGCGCTTATGGCTTATCTCGCAAATCGTCGGGATTGGGATGTGCTCATGCTGTTGTCTTACGAATATCTCCTTGGCAACGTTAATTGGAATGCCGTCTTGATCGAATTCCTGTCGAGACCGGAAGAAGTGTTTGGACCGACTTGGTATGAGCGCCACGGCGATTTTATAGGCTACAAACCAGCCGCCGCTGTTCGTTTCCTGCATCAACGTACACGCCCGAACTTAAGTGAGGATGAGTCGTTGCCGTGGTTGGATGATGAATTGTGTCAGATGTTCAAAGGCCGCGCGTGGAATCCATTTCCGAATGCCCGCACTGTGCGCCAAGACTTTTTCCATCCTCCAAGCCAATGGGAAGGTTGCCCTGATAATGCCGAGGTTCTGACCTGGCCGTTCGTTCGTGGCATTGACCCGAAACTCATCGAGGAATATGAACGGACACAAACAAGCCTTGCGCAGCCTGTTCAAACGGCGTAAAAGCCTTGTTCAATGCGATTTGAAGATGCTGCCACGGTCGAGAACATAGCTTGGGCTATGCGTTTGGTGGAATTCGGGCGCAGCGAAAACCGGAACAAGATAGACCAGCTCGCCGCTGGCTACCCTCCATACCCAGCAGCCGAAGCTGAAGCTCTTGGCATTCAAGTCAACTCAAACGACTTGTCTCTCGCTCGTCTCGCGCATGATGCAAGGGCGCAACTTTACCAAGGCCACTTCAAACCCGGAAACGCTTTCACTTGTCGGACTGACCTTGGACCTATCCACAAACGGACGGATCGCGGAGTAACTGTCACGAAGGAGATCAATCGAATCCTGAAACGGTCAATGGAGTATTACGAACTTCAACGATCCAAGTTCGCTCAAGACGTTTTGCACGGTAAAGGCATTGGTGTTTGGAACACTAAACAGATGTGGTGCCCGGACCCGACTGCGATTGTCGATGTGCTGATACCGAGCAACACACTGTTGACGTTCAAGAATCTTCCTTTCTTCGCTATCTGCCGGGAGTACACCGCTGAAGAACTTTACCGTCTGACGCATGGTCCGAAGGTTGATCCTGGATGGAACGTCCCGGTTGTCATGGAGGCAATCAAATGGGCTGAGAAAGAAACGCAACGGCTCATGGGTAATACATGGTCGGCGGCGTATTGGGCACCGGAAAAGATGACGCAACGGATCATCGAGAATTCCGGCCTTTACTCCTCCGACATGGTGCAACCAATCAGCGTCATTGATTTCTTCTTCTACGATTGCGAGAGCAAGGATGCGGGTTGGAAACGCCGTTTGATCTTCGATGCGTGGGGTGGTTACAGCACATACGCTGGTCTGGCGCAGCAAGACCGAAAGAACATGCCGGACAAGAACATCGTCGGCGGACGTAACCAATGGCTCTACAACTCAGGCAATAGAGTGTATGCCACTAAACTGTCTGAGATGATTCACTTTCAGTTCGCTGACCTGTCTCCCATAGCCCCGTTCAAGTATCACGGGATTCGTGCTCTTGGCCAGATGGTGTATGACGCTTGCCATTTGCAGAATCGGTTACGATGTTCGTTCGCTGAGGCAGTGTTCGAGCAGCTCATGCAATATTTTAGAGTGAACTCGCGCGATGATGCTGAACGGGCTTTGAAAATCTCATTGGTGAATCGCGGCATCATTGATCCAAGCGTGCAGTTCATTCCTCCAGGGGAGCGATGGCAACCCAATGAGAAATTGATCGAGGCCGGTATGGTGCAATATCAGCGGATCATCGAGGACAACAGCAGTAGCTTCGTTCAGAACCAGAACTTCAGCAGGGACCGAACAGAAAAGACCAAGTTCCAGGTGCAAGCCGAAGTCAATGCCATGATGACTTTGGTGAGCGCGGCCCTTCAACAGTCGTATCGTTACCAGCTTGCCGAGTACCAAGAGATTTTCAGACGCTTCTGCATCCCGAACAGTCGAGACCCGGACGTGCGCGAGTTTCGTGTGCGTTGTCTGAAGCGCGGCATTCCCGAGAAGATGTTGGTGCCTGAAGCGTGGGATTTGGAACCTGAACGAGTCATGGGCAGCGGCAACAAGACGTTGGAAATGGCCATCGCACAGCAACTCATGGAATGGCGCGGGGCATTCGGACCTGAAGCGCAACAGACCATTCTACATGACGCAGTGTTGGCGATTACGGATGACAGCGCAAAAGCACGCGCCTTAGTGCCTGAAACGCAACACATCAGCGACGCCAAGCATGATGCCATGATTAGTTTTGGCAGCTTGATGAGTGGTGGAGAAGTCCAATTCAGACGAGATTCCAACCGGATTGATATAATCGAAACTCTAATCGGAGAACTTGGTCTTGTGGTTGCCAGAGCCAATCAAACTGGAGGCATGACAACGGTTGGAGAACTGGCTGGAATGCAAAACGTAGTGGTGCATGTCAGTAAATTGATTGCTGAGTTAGAGATGGATAAAGTGCAGGCAGAAAGGGCCAAACAATACTCCGACGCACTCGGAAAATTGACTAATTTTATCAAAGGTTTCGCACAACGGTTGCAGGAAAAGATGGAGTCTCAGAATGGAGACGGAGGAATCGGAGAAGAAACGAAAGCAAAAGTTCAATCCATGCTTATTCAGGCGCAGGCAAAAGCGGCCAACACAAGAGAATCTCATGCCCAGCGCACGGCGCAACGCCAGGCGCAGTTCGAGCTTGAGCAGCAAAGGAAAGATCAGGAACACGCTCTTGAGATGCAGCGCGAGATTCAATCGCAGCAGGTCGAGGACGCTGCTACCGACATTCGGACTGCCGCAACAATTCGCAGGGAAAGAGCAGAAGCTGAAGTCGAAAAGAAAAAGCGGGAAAGCAAAGGCTCTCCCGCTGAATAGACCCGGTTTGTCCTAGCTAAACATGGCCTGACACGACAAGGCGCGACCTTGCACGGCGAGTCTTGTTTTAATCCAGATCAATGAGCCTGAAACTCACGATCTGAAATCTTCCATAAGTTGGTCGGAAATCTCCCATGCCAATCAGCTTTCCAGATTGGGAGCACACTTCATTCAACAACTCTGGACTGATGTATTCCGGTAGATTACAGAGCATTTGGAATGTTGCAGCCCACCCAGCCTTTAACGCGGGCCAAGTTCTTGTGATGGCACTTCGTTGAATCGTCACTCGCTGCTTGTGTTCGTAGTCCCACGCTTTGACTCCGGTGGGTGCCAAAGGCGTCAATGAGACGATACCAGCCTTAAACAAATCTTGTGCTGACTTTCTTGGCGAACGTGGGTCTTGCCGGAATTTGGCGGCACCAATGATTGAAGCGCGAAGATATGCGCCTGGGATTGCAATTTCGCCTTTCTCGTTGCGATACACGTAGCTTTCCAAGTCATCTGTTTTCTTGGCTGAAGACCCTTTTTTAGCCCGTGCCTTTTCTTCAACCGCTTCACAGTTCCAGCGATGAAACAAAATGTCCGCAGTGCCTTGAATTCGGACTTCAACCGTGAACGGGATTTCTGATTCTATTATGCTTTGCGATCCGTTTGTTGGAACCGATCCACCAATTTGAGTGGCGTTTTTCATGTCAGGATGTGTGCAAGAAGCTCCTCCACCCGAAAGTTTAGACATGCGAATCTGGCGACTCGCACCAGACGAGCGAAGGAGCAAAGTTGTTGTAACAAAATCATCGGCCTAAAACGATGTGCTTGCAGTCTCTCGAAACGGGGAGTAAAAGTCAATGTCGATGATAGATTCCGTTCAAGAGCAACCTCCAGAACTTCCGCCATTGCCGCAGAATAGTTGCGTGTTATCGGTTCGTCCTGCTGAAGATAAAGTGCATACTTTCTTGAGACTCACATATGACGTGACCCATTTGTCAGAGGACGCTCAGAAGTTATTGGTGTTCATGATAACGCAGGCACTAACTGAACTTGAGTCAGGCGTGAAGAAGATGAGTCGAATCCAAGTCGCCGCGAAGCTCGCACAACGCGAACGCATCAAGGCTATGAAAGGAAACGGCCAGTGAATACCAGTCCGAAACAACGTTTCCTTGAACAAGAGAAGCTGGCCAGCCAGTTCCTTGACGTGGTGGATTCCGAAGCCTTCACGAGAGCGACGGAGCTTGCGATGTTGTCGCTCATGGAAGACCTTAAACCGGATTCGACACTGGATTTCGTTCGAGGCGCACAACGATTCCTTGAAATCCTGAAAGCACTGCCTGAGAAACCGAAACCTATTGCTCCTAGAACATCTCACAATCTGGATCACCAATTGAAATAACACTATGCCTGCTGCTCCTCCTGCCCCATCTCCCGTCGCACAAACACCGACCCCCGCACCGACACCCGCACCTGCGCCAAAGGCACTCGCCGCACCCAACGGCGAGACACCAATGGCGCGGGCGCGGGCACGCATGGCTGCTACGGCTGTCGAGGCTGACTTGAGCGACCCGAATCCGATGGAGACAGTCAGGCAGAAGAAACCGACTGAACCGCCCAAGCCAGCACCAGCCAAGGCAACCGATGATCCGCCAACACCGGACACTGACCCTCTTGAGACTGATGAGCCATCGAAGCCAGTCGATACGCCTAAACCGACTGATACGCCAAAGCCGGAAGACGAGGCAATTACTGAGGACGAACTGAAGGCGTCGAAACCACCTGCGCAAGCTGGCCCGTGGAAGCTGAAGAAGTATTGGGAGAAACGCGCGGCGGCAATTGAGATGGAGCGCAATCAACTCAAGGAAAAGCTGGAGAAACTGCCAAACATCGAACGGCTCGAAGCCATCGACAAACGGAACAAGGAACTCGAAGAAGAAATCCGCTACCATAACTATGCCAAAAGTCAGGAATACGCCGAGAAGTACCAAAAGCCTTACGAAGAAGCCTGGACCAAAGCGATGTCAGACCTGGGGGAGTTGGAAGTCCTCGCAGAAGATGGCTCGGTCGCCCGCAAAGCCACCGCAAACGATCTGCTTGCTTTGGCCAGAATGCCGCTAGGGGATGCTCGCAAGACGGCCAACCAGATGTTCGGTGACTCAGCCAATGACGTGATGCTGCATCGCCAACGCATCCGTGACTTGGCCGATGCGCAGAACAAAGCCCTGGACGATGCCCGGAAGACCGGCACTGAACGGCAGACGCAGATGACGGAGAAAATGAAGTCCGTTCAATCCGAAGTCTCGTCGATGTGGGAGAAGTTCAATCGTGAAGACGGCGAGAAACTGGAGTACTTGAAACCGCGCGAGGGCGACACGGAACACAATGCCAAACTGGAAAAGGCCAAGGCGCTCGCTGATGAGGCATTCTCGAAGAACGCGACTGACCCGAGGTTGACGCCTGAAGAACGCGCCAAACTGGTTCGAGCACATGCCGCCGTTCGCAACAGGTCAATCGCCTACTCGACACTCAAGCTGGAGAACTCGCGGCTCAAGGCGCAGATCAAAGAACGTGATGACAAGCTGAAACAATTCGAGGCGAGTGAACCGACTGCCGGACAGTCCGGTGGGTCAAACGGAAAACCGCAACAGGCCAGCACGCCAATGGAGAGAGCAAGACAACGAATGCAGGCGGCCAGTGTGCCTGCTCCGCAGTATTTTTAGCCTCGACTTTTAAGCGCGGTTCTGTAGCATTCGGACATGCTGTTAGGGCATGTTACATCAACCTTTTCTCTCCTGCTCGCTGCCGATTGCCGCCAAGGCGTTGGACCTAACCGGCGAGTGGGAGAGGAGTTCTTCTATGAGTATCGAGGGCAAGGAGTATTACCGGAACGTGTTTCTTAAATCGGACGAGTGGAAAACAGTACGGTCTGATGCCTTAGCCAAATGCGGTGCCAATTGCTGTATTTGTGGAGAAAAGTCTATTCACAATGACGCTCATCACGTTTCATATCCTGGTAACATCTGGGAAACTAAACCAACGGACTTGAGGATTCTTTGTAGATTCTGCCATGACTTTGTTCATTCTCTAATGCAAATCGGTCAGGATTCTCGAAGCAACGACAAGTGGAGGTTCAATGATACTGTCGATGCGGTACAGACATGGATAGGAAAAGTGAACGGTATCGGATTGGCTAAAGCTCATCCGATGATTAAATCTGGACATAGAAAGAGGGCTTGCCGACTTTGTAACAAGGTAAATCCAGATACGAAACTTAGGAACGTTTTGGAATATTACGGACTACCAGCAAAACCTCCGGTCTTGTGGAATTTCTGCGACTCATGCTTCGACAGGCTGATGAAAGGGGTCAAATGGCCAATGATACCAAAAGAAAGATGCCAACATACGCCTGCAAAAATTTTCACAGCTATCAAAAGATTCATCAGATTCGCTAGTTGACATTTTCCAACATCGGAGCGTAGTTTGCCGTTGCACGAAAGTTCTATCCCCCGTGTGCCGAAATAGGGGAATCCGGTTGGTGACAAGACGCCGGACTTCTGAGGCTTCTCGCCTCTGACACCTCCCCCGATTGAAGTGTTGCGCATGTGCGCTTTTCACGTTCTTTCGGCACGTTGATTAGATGCGTTAATCGGGTTCGCAACCGAACATTTAATATGATCGAGAATTGTTGCAGCTTTCCGAACTTCCTCGTAAATCAGGAGCCCTTCTACGACGAATTAATCGTCTACGACATCAGGCCAACTGATAACACCTGGATCGGCAATGTCGCTACCGGAACTTTCCCGTCGGCCACAGGCGTCGAACATCGCCTTGATCGGTTCAAGAATGTTCAGCCGAACACGACGAAGACCTGGACGCGGACGCAGTATGCCGGGTGTATCGGTACGCCGTGCGACAAGGACGAACATTGCATCGGTTGGGGATCGGAACGGATCACCTACTACCTTGAGGAACAGTCATGGGCCACGCCGCTGTTGTGCTTCGATCAGTTGATGCACGTCAGCCATGCTGAGGAACAGTTTCAACAGATCATCACGGACATTCTCAGGCCGGCGACGAGCGCGATTCAATCGACGTTCTTGCGGAAGCGGACTTTCCTTCATGCCGACAAGAAGCTGACGGCGAACGGGTCAATGACACCGTTCACAGGCGAGTTCGTCGTGGTCGGTGACGAAGAAATCTTCTTCGATTGCTCGTGCAACCCAGCGAACGTGTTCAAGCTCGTGCCGCAGATGCTCCAGCGGCAGTTCAGCCCGCTCATGCGTATTGGTTACGCCGGAAAGAATCCTTTCCAGGAGACCGCGCCATACATCGAACTCGTCACCAGCATGGAAACGTGTTGGGAACTCGACCGCATGGGCGGCTCAACCGGATGGGGTTCTGGTGCGCCATCGCTCTCAGGCAACTGGCGTTTTGAACAGTTCTCTGCTGCTGACAAATACTGGCGCTACGGGTTCAGCGGGCAGATTGGGAATTTCATGGTGCGCGTTGATCCGTTCGAGCTTCGATTCAACTTCGTCCTCGACCGTGGCGGTGGAGTAGGTGCGAACCGTTACCGTTACCAAGTCGTGCTCCCATACGTCAACGAAGTCACCAGTGGCGCTGGCGGCGATCCTGGACTAGGGTCAGCGGACAATCCGTATTACGAAACCGCACAGTTCGCCTTCACGTTCATCACGCATAAGATGGGGATTACATGCCTGATGTTCGACAGCAAACCGATTAACCCTGAAATGCCGTTCTCAAGCCGCAACTGGGCTGGAAGATGGCAATTTGTTCTCGACAACTTGGGTGCGGACTCAAGTGGAAACGTCATTGAAAACAAACGCAGGAACAAGGGGCAATTTATTGCCGACTTTAAGCAGGCGATTCGTCCACAGCATCCTGAGTTCATGGTGTGTTTCTTTAACAAGCGCGAACCGCTCTGTGTTCCCGAGATAAACACCTGCAACACCTCACCCGGCTACCCAGCGCAGTCGTATCAATCCTGCAACGACGTATGTGCCAATGACGATGGAGATTTAGAGGCTCCAGAAGACACCTAAAGGTAAGGCCAGTTAATTCCGTGGAGCGCGTGCTCAACGGCAGTGTGAGAAACTTTGAATCTCCTTGCCAAAGCACGCGCTCCAAATTCAGGATGAAACGGAACGTACACACTACGCATCCAAATCACCTGTTTCTCCTTGAGCTTATGTCGTCCGCTGGATTCGCCAAACAGATGCGATGTGCGACCCTTCTCTTTCTTGTCGTCATGGTTCTTCTGCTGATCTCCGATAAACAGATGGTCAGGGTTTACGCACCAAGGATGGTCGCAAGTGTGAAGAACTCCCATTCCTTCAGGAATCATACCCTTTGTCAGTTCCCACGACACGCGATGCGCTCGATACGTGCGTCCGTTTATGCGAAAGCATCCGTAGCAGGTTCCAGTGCCCGTGAGGGCTGCGGTCCACATCCAGCATTCTCCGGGGAATTTGTTTACCTTGGTCCAGAATCTAGCGGCCAAAGTCAGTCGTTGCGTTTCCGTCAAGAAGGTGAGAGAAGGTTGGTTAGGCATAACAGTCGGTTTGTTTTCGCATGAACTCCTTGCGTTTCACTGTTAATTGTGATGGTCGAGGTCGAGAGTGCGGACGTAAAAGAAATCAGGACCGGCGTCTTTGGCAAATAGTCGAGACGGGTCAAGTGGTTTCAACTCGACGGCTGCCCCGCCAAATGCGGGACCAATTATCGCGTAAGGCTTGCCGTTAATGAAAACGATGTCGAATTCGCCCAATCCTTCCTTGCCGTCTTTTTTGGTGACGCCTACCGCCGTAAATTTCTTATCGAATGATTGCGGCATAGGGAGTAAAGGTGTTGGCAGGCATAACGAGAATCATTCGTTTTGTTTAGCGGCACTCAGCCGGTTCATACCCGGTCGAGTGCTGCGACCTTATCAAAATGCCCTGTGAAATCAAGCTGAAATGAACCGTCTCGTTCTAAACGACCAAGGCTTTGTTGATCTGCGGCGTAATCCACCAGCAGAGAAAGATCAGGTGAACGGCTGGACGCCGGGCGAGGAGAAGCCGAAGGTCGAGACTGTGCCTGTGGAGTTCCCGAAGACAGTAGAGGACACATTGCCAGCGATCCAGAAGACGGCTGAAGGATTGGACAGGCCGTCATCTCCGGTGCGTGTGGAAAAGGAGATCAAGGGCAAGAACCTGAAACGGATCATCGCGGTAGACAAGCCGGAATGCTACGTGATTGTGACGCCGCAACAGTTCGAGGAGCTTGGCAAATTTGAGTGGCGCTCGAACAGAACCGGACACCTTTACAGGCGCGATGAGAAAGGCGAAGTTCGATGGCTTCACAGAGATGCGGCCAAGTGCAGGTCGGATAGGTTCGTGGCGTTCAGGTCAGGAGACCAACGCGATTGCCGACCGTCGAACCTCAGAGTCGTCGCCACCAAGGACAAACTGAAGGAACTGAAAATGGCGGTGCGACGTGCCGCTGGAAAGTGATTTATGCCTGACGATTATTATGACTCGGACCTCGATCAGGAAAATGCGTTTCGTGATGAACCAGATTCTGACAAGGACGACACTGAAAACGTTGGTGAACCATTCTTGGCTCCCAAGGCATCGTTCAAAGGCGATTTGTCACCTGGAACCGTGCATCGCGTGAGGATTGAAGAAGCACATGATTCGGAATTGACCCTAGTTTGTTTAGGGCCGGACGCTCATAAATCAGATGAAACGCAAGAGGCAGAACCTGATTCAATGTATGATTAACGGATTACAGGCGTCAGTAGTGCTCTTTCAGGTGTCCATCCGTCATTGAGTCGCCTTTTTACCAAATCATATTTCAGATGAAACAACTCGCACAACTCGACCAAGCAAGCCGTAATTCCATGAACCGTTACCATGCGATTTGTGCGTTTATTGCGGCTTTGCTCCTTTTGTGTTGCCCATCTGCAATTTCTAGGTTCGTAAGACCCTTGATTATTTGGCCAACGATCCAGCGTTTTGCCGGATGGAGCCTCTCCCATATCAACCAAGAAATTGCTGAATGTTTTCCATCGCTCGCAGACAGTGATTCCTCGTCCACCATAGTCCGGGTACTTTTTGTTCCTAGGATTTGTGCATCGTTGAATCATGTGTTGCCAAGATATGTAAGTTCTAGATGCTGGTTTCTTCCCGCGCATGTTGCTGTGCCCGTGAATCATTTTCGCTTTGGAAATGGCATCGGCTCGCAAACAACCACACGATTTGGTTCGACCGGCCATCAAATCAGTTGTTCTAACACGCACTTCATTTCCGCAGTCACAAGCGCATTCGCTAAAACTTCCGATTTGGGCATTCACGAAAAGTCTTCCAAAGCGCAGGCCGACAGAGGAATGTTTTCTAGGCATAACGGTGGTCACTTCACTGTTTTGTTTAGCAGCGAACAACCGGAATCGCTTTCCGAATGTTCGCTGCGATTCTATCAAAACATAGCTTGAAGTCAATGGCAACCGACGCAAACACGCTGCTCAGTGATACGAAGTGCTACGAATGTCTGTCACCCGGTCTGTGGCAGTTATTGAAGCTGGGCCTACTTAAACAAATCCTTCTCGCATCTTCTCCTATGGCTGACACATCCACAAACGCACTTTTGGAGGCGGCGAAGTGTTATCAATGCCTGTCGCCTGGTATGTGGCAACTACTGGAGCTGGCGTTGCTGCAACAAATAGTGGATGCCGGAAGCACAGGAGGCGGCGGTGTGACGTGCGGCTCCGGTGATCCTGGCGCAGCGCCCAGCGGAGCGTGCGGCCTTTACGTCGACACAGACGCGCCACCATCACTGTGGGCTTGGGACGGCTCAGCGTGGCAGCAGTTGATCGCCTAACACGACCATGAAACGCTTACTCTTAACGCTGGCGCTGCTCTTGATGTGGACGGCGCATGGGCAACCCATCCTGCGAAACGCGGCCACGACGAACACCGCGCCAAGGACGCCCAATATTCTCGCGCAAAGCACGCTGGCGCTCTATCCTATATCAGTGCTGCTACCGGACGGCACGGGCGCAGACCGCCTGTTCCAGTACACAGCGGGATTCAGCATCACGGGCACGAACATGGTAATGCCGGGACCATTGTCGATAAGCGGACGCACGAACAAGTTGAGCGTGTCGGCTGGGGGCGCACTGCTGCTGGACGGCGTGTCCATCTCATCAGGCGACACGACCAACACCTACAACACGATCATCTCGACCAACGTCAACATCGTCAACAATCTCACCGTATCGAACATCACAGTGACAAACGTGACGGTGCAGAACAATCTCACGGTGTCGAACATCTTCACGGTGAACGGAAAAAACAACACGCTCATCGTGACACAGTATGTTCGGATGCCCTGGACAACGCTGACCATGAGCGGTAGCAATGTGAGCAGCATCGACTTCAACGCGGCGAGCATGTTCAAACTTAATCTGACCAATAATGGGTTTTTCGTCGCGCCAAGCAACCTACCAGGCACGAACGATGCGCAGACAATTCAGGTGCATGTGCAGAACGCTGGAGGGTTCTCCCTGACCCTGACCAATAGCTCATGGGTGATGGCCGGAAGTGGCACGAGCACCAATGCTGTGGTCGCCCTAAACACAAATGCCAATGCTGTAACCGTTCTCACCTTCGCCACATCGCCATTTTCCGCGACCAAGGCGTATGGGGTGGTCGCGGCGACAGGACAATGAACCGTCGTCGATTCATCGTCTGCGCTGTCTTCCTTGGCGCGCTGCTCACGCTACGAGCAGTCATTCCGATACCTCTCGGTTTCTTTAAGCCCGCGTCTGGCATCAGCGCAGCCGCACAATCAGCACTCAACGATTGGGTGACTCGCGTTCAAGGTCGTGGAAGTGATGTGACGATACCCGGCACACAGACTGCGGTTGGCCAATACATCGACGGCCTGATGACGGACGGCGTATGGAGCAAGCTCAAGCGGCACAGCATTGATGCCGGAGACACCTTGGCCGCTCTTGAAGCGCCACTCATTAACACCATTGGTGCCGCGACCGATACTCTGAACAATTTCGATGCTGGCGACTACGCGCAAGACCTCGGATTAAAGGGCAATGGCGTTGACGAGTATATCTCGACAGGCGTCGGCATTGATAACGCAGCGTTTGGCGACAACGACATTCACTTGTCTGTGTTCGTGGGTGCTCCAAGTTTTGACGCCAGCCAAACGTTAGGAGCACAATCAGGCGGTGGATCGGCTCATTTGGGCATCACGACGGGTTTCAACATCGCGTCTTCGTTCGACTGCCTCAACCTAACTGTCGGCCAAGGACGAGCCATTGTCGGCGACTCAGTTTCCTACGGCCATTACATCGGAAGCCGGACCGCAGCCAATTCATCGACGCTGTATCTGAGCGGCACGTCGATTGTCAGCATAGCGACATCGGGCGGCACTCGCACATCGCAGACGCTTTACATTCACGGGTTGAACGATACCGGGTCGCTGGCTTTGCCGACAACACGGCTAATCGAGATGTATTCCATCGGCACCGGCTTGACGCCGACCGATGTTGCGAACTTCACAAGCCGATATGCGACGCTTCGGGCCGCGCTTGGACGCAGCGATGCGAACTCCGCGCTGGGCGACTGGATTGCGCGAGTCAAAGGCCAGAGCAGCGACGTGACCATTGCGGGCACGACGAACGCGGTGAAAACGTTCATCAGCGGGTTGATGAGCGACGGCGTCTGGAACAAGATCATGCGTTTTAACATCTACGCTGGAGACGACTTGAACGCGCTCAAGGCACCGCTAAAGAACACGGCTGGAGCGGCGGTGGACACGCTGAACAACTTCGATTCAGGAGACTACAATCAAGCGACTGGTCTGACGGGCAACGGCACGGACGAATACATCAGCACCGGGTTGGCATCGAACGCCGGGCCGATGGGTGACAACGATCTGCATTTAGCTTACTACGCGAGAACGACCGACAGCGGGACGATTGTCAACATTGGAACCACGACTGCGGCGGCGTCCACATACGCCATCAACATCAGTTCGACCACCTATTTCGCATGTAACAACGGCACCACGGGCCTGATCTCAGTGGCGGACACGAACAATGTTGGCCACTATGTCGGCAGCCGCATTGCGGCCAATAACATCGCCATTTACAAGGACGGCTCGTCGATAGTCACTGGAACTGGCGCGGCTGGCAGCCGGTCGGCGCTCATTAACTTCGTCCACGCGGGTAACGAAAACGGCAACCCGCTGTATTTCACGGCGCGCACCCTTGAGATGTATTCGATTGGGCTTGGCCTGACGGCGGGTGACGCGGCCAACTTCTCAAGCCGCTACGCCACGCTGCGAACGGCACTTGGACGATAATTTATGGGCGAACCGAAAACAGTTACTATTACGGAGGAAGATTTGGACGCACTGAAATCGCTCCTAAGCAAGTCTGAAGAGTGCGTTAGCACCAGCCACTACGAGCCGGACATCGAACAGTGTCACGTCGATGCGCTACGCAGGCTGATCGACCAACTCGGACGATGAGAGCAATCTGCTTCACGTTGGCCGCCGTGCTGGTCATCACATCGACGCTCACGAACAGCATCGGGCTGCTTCTCGCGGGTGCGGTCTCTGCTCTCCTTGGCTTAGTTAAATGGTGGTAGCTTGGTGGCGTGAACAAACTTCGCGCGGGCGCATATCTATTCGTTGGCAACGGTGGAAGACAACTTTATGCAATCGTCAGGCACGCTGGAGGCAAGCACCAGTTCAGGTTCTTCGACATGGACGGATTCGGTGCTGATCCAACGACGCCGGTTGCGCTTCGCACGCTGCTGCGTATTGGCCGCTTTTATCCTCTGGTGCCCGATGACGGCGCTCTGTGGAGACGTGACGTTGCAGTGGGACACGGTGCCGGGCGCGAGCGGCTACCGCCTTTATCAGGCGGTGGGCACGTCGGGGTTCAGCCCTATTTCGGACCATACGGCACTGACGGCGACTGTTGCTGGCATTTCCATGACGCAGATAACGATGTGGCGAGTAACGGCGATTGGGCCAAACGGTGTGGAGGGGCCGCCGAGCAACACGGTGACGAACATACCAGTGCCAACGGGCATCACACTCAACGATCTCGGACGGCACCGCAGAGACCTAGGCTGGTCGAGCGATTTGACCGCATCAACGGTCATCGAACGGGCCATTGAAAGCGACAGCTTCCAACAGGTGGCAGTCTTGGCACCAGGACTTCAACACTGGTCCGACAACCGCGCGCGACAGAAGGTGACGCGCTACCGACTCAAGTCGTGCAGGGCGGGCTTGTGTTCGGCGTGGAGTGAGATAGTGTGGCGACCATGAAAACACTACATAACTCGGACGTATCAGGAGCACGCCAAAACGTGCCGGACATAAAAGTAGTTGGCAACGGAGACACTTTCCGGTTGCTGTGCAAAGCCAGCAGTAAAGAAGAAGGCTGGATGAAATCTACCAAAGCCATGCAGATCGACGGCGTTGGCTGTGTCGTTCAGATAACAACTCAACAGGGAGAAAATATTGCTGAAGCGTTGACGTTCGTTCCGGGCGTCGTGATTGTTGAAGACGAGAACGGAGGAAGGAAGTTGGTTGCGGACGTAGTGCTCGCATGAAAACGAAGCTGACTGCATTTACCCTTTTCCTACTGTTCGCGGCGAGCGTGGCGGTGGTTGCTGGACCGGACCGCAGCAAGGGTTCGCATCCAGGCGAGCAGAGCAATGGCATTGGCTCAACACGGTTTCCGAACCATTACGCGGGACCGTCGCATCCGCAGCACCCATGAAACGCCATCTCGCATACCTTCGCTACGTGCTTCGGCACAAGCTCTACGTTGGACAAGCCTGCTTGCGTTACGGCCTTTGGTGGCGTGCGATCAAGCACGACTGGACGAAGTTCCTGCCGTGCGAATGGGAGCCTTACGCCAACTCGTTCTACAACCGCGACGGCACCAAGCGCGATTGGAAGATGCGTGATCCTTTCGATAAGATGGAGTTCGACGCCGCGTGGAACCATCACCAGAAAGTCAACGACCACCATTGGCAATTCTGGTGTCTCATCACGGACAGCGACGAGCCGCGCTACAAACCGCTGCCGATGCCTGAACGGTGCATTCGCGAGATGGTGGCGGACTGGGTGGGAGCTGGGCGTGCCATCACAGGCAAGATCGAAGTCTGCGATTGGTATGCGAAGAACCGCGACAAGATGCTGCTTGCGCCTGAGACACGCGCCCGAGTCGAAGAACTGCTGTCCGACTGGACGACGGGCGAGTTCGTGAGCGAAGACACACGGGAACGCAGGCGCATTCTTGGCTACTAAGGCGGGCGCGGCGACGAGACTTGCCCGCCGCCGCGTGTCTTAGAAGAACGCGGGGATTCAAGCCGCGCTAGGTCGGTTGCAGGCTCCACATCTGCACGCTCCATGCCAAGGCAGGTGGGCGCATATTTCCAGAGACTTAGGGTTGCACCCATCTTGCGCCGTGTCACAGTTATAGGCAATGGCGCAAACCGAGTTCACCCGTAAATCGACGCACTGGCCCGTGGTGCTGGTGGGCGGGTCGTTTGTGGTGGGCAACCTGAGCGTATTCCTCGTCAGCACGTTGAAGGAGATGCAGGCCAAAAGCCACACGCCGGGCGGAGTGGATATGTTCGATTTCGCCATCCTGATCGCGGGCATCCTCGGCAGCATCGCCATCAACATCGCGGCATACATGAACAGGGGATACGGTCGTTGGGCGGATCAGCGCGATGAGGAGCGCAAGGCTGAGACGGCGCACCTTCTTCTCAAGCAGGCCGATGAACGCGCACAAACACGCCGTGACTTCGGAGCACAACCATGAGTGCGGCTGATAAGATCAAGGTCGTGCTCCTCGAAAATGACGGGAACGATGCCATGCTCGTGATGCGAGAGCTTCGCGGCGTGGCAATTGTGGATGTGGCCGTAAACGGTGTGGAATTCAGAAAGTTGCTGAACGAAAAAACTGATGTCGTCGTCGTTGATCTCGCGCTACCAGACATAACCGGACAAGAAGCCATTCGACTTTCACGCGGTCTTCATCCGTTTACTCCCGTTATAATCCTGACAGGAAGTGTGGGGCCAAGAGAAGCCGATCTCGCGTGTGACGCAGGAGCTTCGAGGTTCTTTCTCAAGGACTCATTGATTGGTTTGCCAAGGGCCATCACGCAAGCGCATCGTCAGTCAAGACAAGCGGAGGAGTTGGATCGACAAGCCAAGGAAGTAGAAAGGCTGAAGGCTCAAGCCATGAGAAATCAGCGTCACGAAGCCGTTGGCGCACTAACTTCCGCAATTTGCCACGACATCAACAATACGCTTTCATCAGTCGTCATGGGTATCGGTCTTCTGAGGGGTCGAGTAAATCCCTCTGACGTACATATCGTCGATTCGATGTGGAACGCAGCGAACAAAGGTGCCGGACTCGTTCAGCAGATGATGACGTTCTCGAAAGGATCAAACGGAGTCGCTTTGAAGAATGTTACGCCGGATACTTTGCTTGGAGAAGTTGGAAACATGATCCGTTACAAAGCGAGCGCATCCAATGTCCAGTTGAGCGTCCGAACCGAAGTTGGCACGTCCAACATCAAATGCGACTCTACGCAGATCAATACGCTATTGGTCAACATGGCCATCAATGCGATATATGCCATGCAACCGGGAGGCGGAAAACTCTCCATCGAAGCTCAGAATAAAACATTGCAACAACCGGCAGGAGATTATGTGTGCATATCAGTCAGGGATTCAGGGCCTGGAATCCCTGAAGATATTATCGACAAGGTGTGGGAACCGTATTTCACGACCAAAGGCAGCGAAGGCACCGGACTTGGACTGGCTATGGTGAAGCCGATTCTGGAAGCACACGGAGGTTTTGTCGCGGTCGAGACTGGATCAAACGGCACGACGTTCAACATTTATTTGCCGATATTCGTTCAGGAAGCCGAACGGCCAAAGATCGAATTCAAAGGCAACGGTGAAGTCATCGTGCTCGTGGATGATGAAGAAGGATTGCGCTGTTTGATGACTGAAATGCTTGAGCAAGCAAATTACAAAGTGCTCTCAGCTTGCAATGGGCCGGAAGCATTGAATTTCTTTAGGTCTGCTGAGAAAGTGGATTTGCTGATAAGCGATTTGGCGCTTCCAATTTTTTGCGGTCGGGAATTAGTGCGTAATTTGCACGCGCAGGGGTTCCATCCTATAACGATCTTCATTACCGGGCGAGAGTTTGAGGAACCAATTGAGCCGGAACCAGCGGCTATGATTTTTAAACCGTTTACAAAAGATCAGTTGCTTGAGGCAATCCAGCGCGTGCTCGCACCGGCTTAAAGAATGCGTCTTCAACACTCCATCCCGAATGCAATCGGTTTCGGACAACAGCATTGGATATTTTGAAATGTTCTGCCAATGCAGCCACGCATCCAGTTTTTCCTCCAACGGTAACAATTCGGTTGTTTGAACGATTGCGAGCCTGATGAATTAGCTGTGCCCACACACAATTTTGCAAACAATACCCGGAATCATTTTGCACTCTTTCGATAGTCCAACCACGCTTTCCTGGCCCCATATCTTCCACAAAATTCTCGAACGTCTGCCAGCGTTCACAGACAGTAATGTTGCGACCTCCGTAACGGTGCCAGAATCTGTCTTTAGAATCTCGGCATCTCTGGCGCATTCCAACCCACACTTGATAGACTTGTGTCCTTTTTCTTCCAGCAGAATGTCCGTGTGTCGTTGCCAATTTTTTCATGTTGATGACCTTTATACATTGGCATGACTTTGAGTTGCCTGAACGAAGGCTGTCTTCATCCATCCATAATTCTTTACCGCAATCGCATCGGCAGAAAACATGCCAGCGCCAACGGTTTCCTTTCTCGATGCGTTTGTGCGGGCCAATTGCGACAATCCTTGTGAAGCGAGTTCCGGGTGTGATAGGTTTTCTTTTAGGCATAACGGTGGTCACTCACTGTTGTGTTTAGCGGCGGGCACTCAGATCGCGTCTGAGTGCTCACTGCGATTATGTTGACTACCCTAGCCCAAGCAAGTAGAAATCGAGTATGAGACGACTACTAAACGCGGTCATGCTCGCGGCGGTACTCGCTGTGGCGGGCTGCAACAGCGGCTGCAAGACTGCCCAAGGCCAATACAATCCATCGAGCAACACTTACGACACCAACGCCGTGGCGGACGCGGTTGTGGTGACGGCGCAGAACCTGCGCGAATCGGCGCTAGGCGTGTTCGACGCCTTTATGAAGGTCGAGCGAGAGAATGAGGCGGCGCTGCGTGCGCTCAACCCGAAGATACACGAGAGCGCGGAGGAGATTCGCAAGAACGGCAAGCGCTATCTGGATGATTTGACTAAGGCGACAGCCACGTATCAGAGCGTTAGGACGCCGGAGAACACGGGTAAACTGGACGCGGCGCTGGCGGCAGTGCGCACAGCCCTGCAAAGCGCAGCATACCACCTGGCTGAAGCCAGCACATCACGAAAGGCACCATGACCCCAGACCAGATTTTAGCGGCCATCGGCGTGGCAGACGCGCTGCTTGGGCTGATACCGCAGTGGATCGCGCTGGCAAAGGCTCGAGGAGAGCTGACGCCGGAACAGGAAGCGGACTTTCAAAAGCGTCAGGCAGCGGTGTTCGCCAGGCCTTACGCGCAACCCGAGGGGGAATCATGAACATCGGCCTAGCTTTTTGGATCGTCATGTTGATTTGGGTCGTATTCGGCGCATGGCAAAATGGTACGAACTGGCGGGCGCACGCACCAAACCTTGTGCTGCTAGTGTTACTCTTGTTGCTCGGATGGGCACAGTTCGGACCTCCTTTGCACCGCTGACTTTGAGCGCCACGGGCAGGGCGTGTAGCTACGGTTGGCTTAAATGCGGCTCTGCTGCCCTTGTGGGTAACGCTGGCGCTCCTCATTTCCTCGACGTGACAATAATTTCATCGCCGATTCTTCTCATTATGACGAGTCTGTTTTGAGCGAGTTTTTCGGCTATTTCGTCGATCATAGATTGGTAATCAGATTCAGACGCGAACGGTCGATCAAATGTGCGCCAGATGAGGGAACATGCGGCCATACGATGAACCGACTTGACGATTAGGACGGGCATGGAAAGGAGTAACAAGCCGCATCGGATACAGACCCCGAGGGGAGGCAGAAACCCCCTGACCCCCTTATTACGAGTCCTAATAAGCGGTGCAACCAGAGGTAAACCCATGCGATCAACTTCTCAGTCGCCGACGGCATTCTGTCTCTGACATTTACCTGGCCTTTCGGCAGGCGACCCACGGTTATGAATAAACCGCTGGATGAAACAGACCTTGCTTTTACTGTGCTCGGTATCGAACAGGTTCGGCGGTGCAGAGAAAAATCCCCAGCGCAGTCGTTAGACTGGCTGGGTGCGATCCTCAAGCTGACGGTGCCACATACAGCGTATGTTTGGCGAGTGTTCAACGGGCCATAGCACCGCTGAAGCTTGGAATCTAAATCGCGTTTGCATTCGCTGTTGTCATGGGCACATGCCCGTTGAACAGCGCCAATTTGAAATCTGGTCATCACTTTGTCAACTTGCAATTTCGAGCTTGGTCAAACGCCTTTCGCATGGCGGCGTCACGCTTGGCGGGCTTGCGGGGGGTGGTCATGGCTTTGTGGGATCGCTTTTGCACACGCGGTAGACGGATTGCGCCATACCGCACTTCCAGCACTCGGTTCGCTGATAGTAACGCGCTCTATCGGTATAGACCTGTTCGTGCCAGTGCGCTTTGTGGAACAGACGGCAGACGACACGGCGTAAAAGCTTGCTCACAGTTTCTCCTCCTTCTGCGTCGGCGCAAGGGCGGCGTCGATCTGCGCGAGCAGGTCTTCGAGTGGGGGTCCGTCATATTGTTCGCCGCCCAATGCCTCCCGCACTAGCGGACGAATAGCACGCAACGCGGCAATCGCCTTGTCCCGTTCGGCGATAAGGCGTTCGACTTTGTCAAGCACTTCAGCACGTCCGTCGCTAAGTATTTGGCAATGCTTAACGGCGGCATCTCGCTCGGCGGCGATACGTTGGACGGTTGCAACAGCGTTGTTAGTGGTTTGTCTGTAGAGATGGTTCGCTTTTAACAGGTCGTCCCGCTCAGCGGTGAGCCGGTCGACTTCCGTATATTTATCGGCGTATGCGGTCTTCCAACGGTCCCGCTCATGCGCGAGTTGCTCGCGGTCTGAAAACGCTTGCGTGTAGCAGGCACGTGTGTCCAATAGCTCCTGCGCGAGTGCGGCGGCGTGGGCTTCGGCGTGAGCTTCGCAGGCGGCGCGGATATAGCTCTCACCAACCGGCGTAAACCGACCAAGGCTACCAGCGATATTCCGTGCCGCTGTCCCCCGCAGCGACTCCGCGTCAGCAGGCGGGGTGGGTGGGGGCGGTGCGCTGGCCATTGTAAACGGCATTTGCGGCAGCACCTTGTCAATCGCATCGCGTAACTTTAGAACCGTCTCCCGATCAATCACGATTCGACCATCGTCAATCGACAACAGTCGGCCTGCTGCGCATAACTCAATCTTCATATTCATCGAATAGGAGATTTCATATCGAGTTTCGTTCGGTCGAATGTTTTGTAGCCGCCATTTTTTATTCGACTTATTGTAGCTTGGTTGACTGCGAATCTTGATGCAAGAGATCGCTGTGATTCTCCATCCCTAAGAGCCTCTATGATTACCGTTATGTCAGCACGCGTGATCTTGTGAAGGTAATAAGTGTTTGATGTTTTATCACGATTTGGACGTGATTTATTCCTTAGCCGAACGCATTCGATACAAACGCGACCGATTTGTCCATTTGGCTTAGATCGTAATCGGAAACTTCCTGGAACAAAGTCATGACCCCGTTCACACGCTGATCGATTGCGTCGTGGAGGATTCTTCCAACGTCCTTTTCTGATGGCATCTTGCACGTTATCCTTCTGTGTCCCTTTGAACAGGTGCGATATTTCATAGCACGACGGATTATCGCAGTGATGACATACGCATTCGCCATCAGCCAACGGACTATGATGCTTTTCCCATTCGAAACGATGCACGTAGAGCAAAATTCCTTTGCGACGCACTTGTCCGTAACCTGCCTTGGACTTAGCACCAGTCCAGATTCGACATGGAATTGTTTTCCAATCAGTCATTGCATCATCTCACTTTCGCATTCATATCCAGCTTATCTCTCTGATATAGCCCAATTCTTTCAGCAATTCGCATCATCTGGTTTGGTTGATTGCGTTTCTCGCAGAAAATCAAAGCCCCAGCGCAATATGACGAGTTTTCATTGGCGACAAACTCATCGCTTCCTTCGCCATCTTCTTGCGTTGTGCCGGTCTTGTGACAGTGAAACGCGCTTGAAGCAAATTCTTGTAGCCGTTTCATCGTGAAAGCGTGCTTGAATTTCTTCAGGAACGGGCACGCATCGCACGGCTTGGTCATGCCATAGTTCATACGCTCAAAGCCTGTCGGATCGTTTCGGCAGTTGCCTGGGTCATAAGCCGGTCAGGTGTTGTGAAGATCACTCGCCATCCAAGCGCAGCGCCCCTGGACAACTTCGCGTATTCCTCAAGCAAAGCAGCGCCTCTGTTGTGCCGTCCCTGGACGAAAACGCCGCCGTTCACCTCGCAAGATAGCTTCTGCGGCACCCAAGCGATGTCCCACCGCCACATCCGTTCACAAAAACGATACTCAAACACTGGCTCAGGAATGCCCATCTCGCGCATCCACGCCAACACAACCGGCAAAGAATATCGTGTGCCGCGTGTCTTGGGTTGCTTCGGCGCAATCGTGCTCTCGACGATCCGCGTGAACGTCCCGCCATACTTCGGCAGGCCATCTGCCTGAATCGCCTCCCTTGTCCGTTGCTCTGATGCAAGTCGGCGCTGCGTGTAAGATCGCAAATCAGATTCGGTCCAGCTCATATCACATTGAAATCGGCGGACGGTTCATCGGGAGGCTCGCACGCTTTCGCGCCGTCCGTTATCCCTATCGCCCGCCGAAAAGCTACGTTCTCCTGGGTAACGAACGGGCCGGTCTGACTGGACGGGTGGGGTCACAAGAATGGCAGCTTTTCGATTTGAAAACCGCAAGCGCCACGGTGTCCGCCTCCACCATATTTGACGGCGATTTTCGACAAGTCCAAATCTGTCCTGTGTTTCGCATGATAAAGCGAGACCGTCCATTTCTTGCCATCGAAATAAAATCCCATCAAAGCCTCATGGCCGGTTTCAGGAAGATCCTTCGACGCGAACGTCAGTGAATTGCAACGCGCCGTTGTCAGCGCCAGGAATTTCAGTCCCTCAAACTCGATCAGGAAACTGCGCTTCATCATGCTCGCGTCGGTTCGCTCCGAGTACGACTTCAGTACTTTACCACTTTCGAGCAATTGGCAGACGGTCGCTGGAACGTGGGTACCGTCTGGATTGAGGATGTTTTGATGGCCAACGCTAATCAAAGATTCGATCTCCTCGATGGTAGCCTTCCGCGTGCTCAGCATATCGCGCCAATCAGAGTCTGTCAGATCGCGAGCGCGCAAGCCGTACTGGAAAATATCAGCCCGTTCATCGCGCTTGTCCCAAATGTCGTACTCGCCGGCGAGACGCACGGCCAAAGGCTCGGCGACTCGGCGTTCAACGAAATCTTCCTTGGACGGCATCGTCCGTTGGTCGCCTCCACGATTCGCAAAGTTTGGCGGTTCTCCGGCAAACCACTGCCACGCCAGCCTGCACGCGGCCACGCCGTCGATGCGATAGCCGGGGATGGCCGTTGGATGTGTGTCGATTGATGATTTGTGGTGATCGATCCAAACCAGTCCTCCGGGCTGCTGCGGAGGTTTACCGTCAACATCCGTCGCTGCGTATTTGAAGCCAAACACGCGATCAACCGGCAAATCCAGCACGTAAACTTGGCCTGTAGGAATTTCCAGTGGAGTATCGGCAAAATCCCATCCGACAAGTTTTGCATCCGGAAGGAACTTGCGAGCGATCTCGCGACAGAAAATGCCATCATAATCTGCGGAGTGATGAATAACTGTTGTTGGTGTGTTCATTTCAGCGCCTCTTTATACCGTCGTATCAGGTCTGCGTTAAACGACCTTCGCCCACGTTCCAAATCGCTCACGTAAGGTGCCGACAAATCCAAGCGCCGCGCCATTTCACGAACTGACACGCGCCGTTTTTCTCGGACCGTTCGCATTTGCAGACCCATCAGTCGCGGGTCCATGACTGAACCTGTGCCGTCGCACTTCGGACATGGCATTAGATTATTCATTCAATTTAAGTCTGTTATTTCGGCGATTATCTCGCGCTCCAACGCTCCGAGTTTGTCGCCGTCCTCTTGCACATCGCCGATCAGAGCAACAAGCCAAACTCGTTCACCTTTCCATTTCTCTGGATTCAGTGTGCCGTGGAGTGCGTTCTGTGTGCATATTCGGAGTGGGCCATTTATTTTCTGCCTCATGCCGGGTTTAACAGGATCTCCACGGCCACCGTTTGTCGGTCTGCATTCACCGTCGGATCGCCAGTAACAAATAACCGCCTGTTGCGATGCCAATTGCTGAAGCGCCTGTTGTTTTTCCTGCGGCAACTTATCGGCGAAGGAATTGATCGCAACACGCCAATAGCCGTAGCCGGAGCCGTCGCCGTCGCCGTCGCCGTCGCCGTCGCCGTAGCCGTAGCCGTAGCCGGAGCCGTAGCCGGAGCCGTAGCCGTCGCCATAGCCGGAGCCGTAGCCGGAGCCGTAGCCGGAGCCGTCGCCGTCGCCGTCGCCGTAGCCGGAGCCGTAGCCGTCGCCATAGCCGGAGCCGTAGCCGGAGCCGTAGCCGGAGCCGTAGCCGTCGCCGTCGCCGTCGCCGGAGCCGTCGCCGTAGCCGGAGCCGTAGCCATAGCCGGAGCCGTAGCCGGAGCCGTCTTGTGCAACAATCACGTTGTCCACTTTATCGTCTCCCATTTCTCGACGGCCTCTGGTGTTACCTCGACAACGCTTGTGACCTTCCTCAATTCGATGTCCGCTCTCGGTCCTACTCGCGCTCCTTGTTTCGGACCGTATGTTGCAAGGCCCATGAAACCCTCGTTCGATGTCGGCCAGTATATGCAATTCCTGGCACGCTTGAGTTTGATGGTGTCGCCGGTGCCGTTTGTTTCTTCGGCGTAACCGAAGAAAACACCTTTGAATTCAGTAGTTATTAAGACAGCCCTTTCCTTATTTTTGCTCATGTGATTTAGTTGATGTGTTGCCAGCCTTTGTTTGCGCGAATCCTCCAAATACTTCGGCGATGCAATCCAAATTGCATTCCTAAAACGGCGCTAGATTCGTTCGATGCACGAATCGTTTTAACGTCTCTAGCTGTCAATTTGCTCATTCCGTTCTGTTCCCCTCTAGGAATGACCATGCGCCCTTTGCTCATCGCATCATCAACGTTCGCCTTTTGTGTGCCACAGAACAAGTGGTCTGGATTAAAGCAAGACGGATTATCGCAACTGTGAAGGACATTTAGACCGTCTGGAATTGGGCCGATCCACAATTCGTAAGCCCAACGATGGATGTATTTCGCTTTGCCGTCTCTTTCGATTTGAGAGTAACCGTGTTTCATCTTTGCCCGCGTCTAGTTCCAACAACCGTTGACCGGATCAACACGCCTGAATCGAATCATCCACTCTTTTGTGACGGCAATTCGCATTTAGTGTTCTCAACCTTTGTCCATGTAAGCCGCGAACGCAACAAATTTCTGAAACTATTTTCGCCTGACACTCTCAATCCGCCGCTTCAATTCCTGAACAGACAGAGAGATAGGTCGTTGAGAATATTATTCGCAGAATCCTGATTGGCATGGGGCGTGAGCGTCATCAATGTTGAAACTTTCTTCCTCAAACATGAAATCGAAACCCTTCTGATTTCCGCCTCTTACCGTTAACGACCATCTTGCAACATCGTCAATTGTCGCAACATTCATTTTGCCTTGCCTGGTGTCCACCAGTCTGGAGCGTTGGGATTCTGGAACTGTTTTGCGATGAAACCAAGACGAGTAGTCAGTGATCGACCCCCTAGCGACCCGGTGTGCGCTAATAACCAATTCCCACACTTTGTAGATTTGAATCACCCAAGGACGATTTTTGACAGTCCGTCGAACATCAGCTTTGTTTGACATGATGCATAATCGGCAGCCGACACGTTTCCACCCAAGTCTGTAAAGCGGATTAATTGGGAGTTTATAGCGGTGATGTTTTTGCCATACTTCATCAATCGAAAGTTTCAGCAATGGACGACGAGTGCGGCATCCGAATAAATCCGTGGCCCATTCTTCCATCATCGACCGCTCGATTGATTCGGAAGCGCGGACACCTGAATGACTCACGATCTCATGGCCTTGCTCTAACAATTCTTTGATGAACTTCTCGGTCGGTTTGATCTTCAAAAATTGCGTGCAGAATCTCGCTTTAGCTGACGGGAATCGTCCCTTCCAAATGGACAAGGCTAGAAACAAAGGAAACATCCAAAACTTATCTACCCAAGCACCGGATGCGCGAAGATAAACAACAGGCTTGCAGCCATGCGCCTGGACATAGGCGTCTAAATCTTTGATCTGTTGATACACTTCGTCGTATTCGTTTTCTGTATCGCAGAAGCAGAAAACCAAACTCTCCAGAGGATAGCCGCTTTCATGAATTGCCCAACCAACCAAGACGGTTGAGTCTTTGCCGCCTGACAACCCAATTAAATTCAATCTCATAATTGCTTCGCATATTCCTTCGCCACGATCATCGACCGGAACCGATACAGACGCGCGATTCGTTCGGCCTGTTTGATGGATAGCTTTTGCGATTCCAGGTTGAGCGAACGATACCAGAAACGTCCACTCAACCGGATGAACTCATTCGTTGCAGCAGCAATCTCGGCGTTAAGGGATTCGATGGTCATGGTCTTTTAGGATGCCGCCAGATGGTATCATGCAGTATCGCCTCAACCATCAGTCTTGTTCCGCCTGCCTGAACAAAAGCTCTAACGTCTTTAGCCGGCAGAATCAGCAACGCGCACGGCAACCCGATCTCAACCGCCAATCGTTCGGCACCTCGGATACCAGGTTCGTCGTTGTCGGCGAGCAGGACCGCGCGTTGAACGTGCCGACTACGGAATAGCGTTTTCAAATGCTCAGTCCCGCCCAAGCAGGATGGCCTGCCAACCGCGTAGAATCCCAAGCTCAACGCGGCGGCGGCATCTGTCGGTCCTTCGCACACGAACGCCATCGAATCCGGCTTGCTGGACGGCACAAACAAACCTTGCTGCGAGCCTTTCACGGCCCATTTCCGGCCTTCATGGTTCCGCAGTCTGATGCCGATTATGTTCCTGTTCCCGTCAACCATAGGGAACGCCCAGGCCATGTGCAGCCGTGACCACGCACAGCCCAAAGCATAAAGCGCCGTGTGATGCACACCGAGTTCTTCTGCGAACTTCGTGACGGCCATCGGCAATGTGTCCAGTTGCCAACGTTCCATTAGATTTGTGAAGTTCGGTCGTGATGACGGTTTCCATTGTTCAATTGGCCGCACAGGTTTGAATTCGCCGTTGATTGGATGCAGCCATCCGCCGTTCTTGCACGTCTTGTCGCTGGTCACTCTCATGCAATTTATCCAGCGTTCGCCGATGACACACCAGTCAGGCTTTTTGCAAACCGGACAAGGCTGCGTTTTTGAAACGTGAGTCCATTTTGCCTTGACATCAAAAAACGGCATAATAAAAATCTCGGCACGTCGTTGATGTTCTTAAGTCGTCACTGATTCGAGCTTCGGTCGCTTCCAGTGGTTCGATGCTACTCCTTCGATCAGCTTGCTTGCTTCCCATTTCTTTATGCCGTCGATTTCTTCGGGTTTGTATCCAGCGCGAATTAGAACTCGCCGTTGTCCATCCGACATTGCGAATTTAGAATTCAGGAATTGCGCTCCTTCCTCGACTGTCATTCTGTCAGGGTCTTTGCCGAATCGCAGGATCATGTGACGCTGTTTCGAGCTTAGTGGATGCCGTTGCTTGAAGCTTTTCCATTTCTCAGCGTTCTTTTGAATCGCCTCAAACGGATTAACGTAAGTTAGAGCAATCTGAGCTTTGGCTGTAAGATTGGCGCGTTTTGCGGCATCGCGTTTCTTGAATTCTTCAAGCTCACGGTGAAGCTGTGCTTCGGCTTCCATCATTGCCTCGGTCACATTCACTGCCTTGCCAGTTTCACGAAGTCTTGCGATGGCCCTATCTCTTGCCTGCTCCGAAACTTTACCACCAAGAATGTCCGCAGTTGTGATGAGTTTATGCCGTCCGCTATTTCCAGCGAAGTCCAGAACCAACAGTCTAGGCTTCAGACTGGCGGCGATTGCTGCCTTGCGTTCATCGGCGGTTGTCAGACCATCGTACAGAACTCCCGTCAAAGCCCTCATGCCTCGGCCAATCATTTGAGCGTAAAGACTTCGGCTCATGGTTGGACGCGCCTGGACAACGACCTCGATTGCCGGGTTGTCATAGCCCTCGGTCAAAACTCCGACATTCGTTAGAATCTGGATTTTGCCACTGGCGAAGTTATCCAGCTTCTCCTTGCGAATGTCTGGAGGTGTCTTCGCATAAATCCAATCAGCACAGTTTGGTTTGTGTCGATTGAAAATCTCGGCGAGACGCTCCGCTTGTTTAACTGCTGCACAGAATACGATTGCACGTTTATTGCCGATGACATCAATGCTGGCCGCCCCGATGCCCAAAAGGTTTTTCTCCATCTTCATCACTTCTTCCAAATCGCGTCCGTTCAACTCGCCGTCTCTAACCCTGCAATGGGAGAAGTCTAAGCCCTCAATCTTCACGAACTGCTGTTCAATCGGCACCAGCCAGCCGTCATCAATGAGAGAACAAATCTCGATGTTGAACGCGACTGAATCCATGATCTGACTCAGAGCCTCGCCGTCCGCGCGGTCTGCCGTGGCCGTTAGTCCGAGCACCTTCAGTTCTGAGTTTTGGCAGAAGTGGTCCAGTGGCTTTCGGAAGGCATCAGCAACGTAATGGTGCGTTTCGTCGATGATTAGACAGCCGAACTCGTCAGGATCAAAGCGACTCAACCTGGCACCGTCTCTGGCAAATAGAGTCTGAGGCGTGGCGACGACGACGGGTTTATTATTCCAGAGCGATCCGCTGGCGAACTGGCTTCCTTGCTCAATTTCAGATTCGATTCCAAAACTCGCCAATCGGTCAACAGCCTGGCGGATTAGTTCTACTCTATGAGCCAAGAAAATACTTCTCTTTGGAAGCATCCGGCGAATCACATCGCACGCTATGTTGGTTTTGCCTGCTCCGGTTGGAGCAACGCCCAATGTTCTACGCACCGTGTTCCATTCAGTGAACACGGCCTCGACTGCCTCACGCTGATAAGGTCTGGCTTGCATGTGATTTGACTCCGTTACGGATTACAGTTCGCATTGCTTCTCCAACGGTCGGACCATCCCAATACAGTTTCGAGTAGAACCCTCGATGATGACAGACCGGACACTGCTTCCAGTTCACGCCGCTGCATTTGTGGCAAAGGGCGTATGGAATGAGATGGGAAAGCGTGTAATGCACAGAGCGAAGGTCGGAGATAATCGGATTGGCCAGCTCTCCAAAAATATCATCCTTTTCAATCCCGTTTTCCAAGGTGCATTTGACCTCGCTGATGATCGACCGGAGATGAGTCGCTAAGGCCAGTGATTTATCCCACAACGGAAGAACATCATCCGGTATTTTCCTGCCTTCCTTGTCCAATCGAACATCCGGCTTTGGAGCACCATTCTTTTCTGGCTTCGCTGGTCCGCTCAAATAGGCCCGTGAATTATCCCTCGGTATTTCGTCAACGTCGAACGCGGACGGACGGGCTTTTGGATCGGCTTCTTTGGCTTCCCGCCGAGCAGTTCCAGTATGGCCAGAGTCGGTCCCCAAACCGGATCGTTTTTGAGTCTCTGAATCTGATGTTTGTTCATGTGTAAGTGGTTCATTTTGCGAGGTAGGTGTTTCAATTCCTTGAAATTCTGAGACTGAATCGCAGAGCTGCGCAATCATCGCTTCGGCATCCGACAAAGACTTTACAGTCTTCAGGTCAATAGCGGTTCGATGCTCCCACAATCTCATGTAACGAGCAGCCGTGTTGTGAGTGAGTTCAACGGATTCCAGGAAGCCTCTCCAATCGCCATACTTCGTCGCCTCTTTTATTTTCGCGAGCAACTGACCAGCGACGATTGCGTTACTGACGAAGTTTTTGGCGTTGCTGCGTATCGCACTGATGTTGATGTTGATTTCACTGAGAACTTTGCGGAGAGCTTTGATGTCGGAGGATTCAATGGCTTGTTTCATTTCTTCATAGGCAGAAAAACGCCGCTGGTTCCGTTCACAAGATGGCTCGGCAAGTAGGCGCACGCGCCAAACGAAACCAACGGCAAAGTTATTATACGATTGCGACCGACTCTTGTGAAGTCGCCACCGTTCTACCTCGTCACCGACCTGAAGGCAAAGGAAATGTCATGCTGCTTGGGTGAAAAGTGTTGCCAGGAACCGGCCAAGACCAGCGGCAGAATGCTGGCGTCCGTCTGAGCCAGCGTATCTGGCAGGCCAAGGAAGTTGGTAGAGCAACAGTGTCAGAGAATCGCCGTGTTCAAGATCGCGGATTTGAAGTCTCCACTTGGCCTTTGCGCGACGGCAGCGTTCACGGTGCTGGACTTCGATTTTGAAGTCAGGTTCGGTCATGCGCTTGCGGGCTTTAGCTGCAACTGCGTTACGTGAATGATTGACCGTCCATTTCATTGCAGTATCAATTATTTGTGTTTGATGGTGTCGGATGTTGAATCGCCCATTCATCGTTAGACATCAGCGTCGCTTGCCGGATTCGGGCAGGCTGTGAGTGGACGCGATGACTTTGGTTTCGACCGTCAGGACTTCGTGGAGCACGTAGCGACCGACGCGCTTCTTTTCTCCGATGCTCGCGGTTTCATCGGCGGTCTTGTTCACTTGCAGCCATTCTTCATCTGTGCCTTTGAGTTCTTGGCTCACGAAGATTTGGTCTGGGAATGTTTTGTTCATGGTGTTGATGTCTAACAATTCGATGCAGAGAACAGCCGCCCCGCTGGGCAGTTCTCACGCATCAGGTTTTTGGATGTTGGCAGGGCTTTCAAAGCGTTTGGTCGGCGGCTGTCTCTGATCTCAATCGTTCTGAGTCGTAGGAGCGTCGCTGGTAATTCGGCGCACAAAGACGAGTTTCGGGCGTAGGTTTTTCGTGTCCCAGACTCGCCGCCCACTCCACGAGTCCGTTCCTTTTCCTGCCGTCCGCTTGCAGGTGTAGCCTTTCGTCTGGCCTACCAGTTGCCAGCCGTCGCGCTTGTAGCACTCGCCGGTTCGCGGTAGTTCCACGAGCGTTTCGTGCCACAGCACAGCGTCACCGTATTCCGTCAGCCAGTCGCTTTCGATGGTCTGCCGGTAGAGTTTCAGAACTGCCGCCGCGAAGTTACGCAGCGGGTATTCGCCGTTCCGCTTTTCGACGTGGTAGAAGATGTTGTTCACGCCGTTGTTCAGGCTTCCGACCACTTCGCGCCCCGGCAGAAAGCGAGTTGCAGAGCCGCCCACGATTGAGCCGTAGCACATTCCACCGCAGACGATGGCGT